CTGCTACTGCCTCAAACAATCTGGCAGTATTAAGATCAAAATAACCATGAATTGGGTTATGCATAATTGCAAGTAAAGGATGTTCATACGAATGGAGGAAACCAGGACCACATAATTCTCCATCACCTGAGGTCTTGAACGTCTTATTTAGTTCCCATTGAAACCCATCGTAAGTCTTCATCTCACTGTTTGTTAACTTATAAACTTTCATCTTAACCTCACTTTAAAATAAATTTTTAAGTATATTTTATCTAAATAAATTTTGAGGATTAATAATTTTAGGAGAAACACCACCCTGACAACATCCAGGAATTGGTATTAAATTATCACCCTTTACATCTATATTAAAATTATTTGTTAAATACTTATACCAACTTTTTTTATACTGTTCTTCAATTTCTGCTAATTTTATTAAAAGATGAAATCCGCCCCTGGTTTTTAAAATGGTTAAACAATTTCTATTAATTCCTTTGCATATATCCCTAAAAATAGATTCGGGATAAATATCGTCGAAATCTAAATCAAAATATATTTTTCTTGACCAAGACTTCTGAACAAAACTCATGGCTTCTTGATAAGGATTATATCCGGTATAAGGTTTTGTTATAAGATTAGCTAATTGAATTAATGTTTGTTTGGCTCCCTTTTCAAAACTTCTTGGATTTGGGTTTATATATAATGCTAAAGATTCCTGAGGAATTTCAATACCACCTTTTTGAACATAAGAACCTAAAGGGCATTCCAGTTGACGTATTTTATTAAATAAAGAATCTTTATCAGCAGTAAACCGTTTCATCTGACATTTATCTGATTTAATATACTTAATATTTTTACAATATTTTTTTCTGGCAAAAAGACAACAATAAAACTTTTCACCAAACTCAAGACTCGGAAGCCAAGATATAAATTTTTTAAGTTCATTTTCATCAAATATAATTTTATAATTCATCTATCCTCCAAACTATTAATGAAAGTTTGTGTTTTTTCCAGTTAAAAATTGATCAAAAACATATTTAAGAATAGCACGTTTAAAACAAGACCCATAACTCCTTAATTCTTCTTTAACCAATTTTACTACCACACCTTCAATAAGATTATGATTTGATAAAGTAGATGGACCAACCCCAAAAGTGTTTATAATGTTAGACATACACAAAGGACCTGAATATAAAACGGGAACCGTACTTATATTATGAGAATTACAAGAACTTAAAATCTTATCCCAATCTAAATATTTACCATCAACTTTAATATCAAAACATCTATATCCAAGTTTTCCTTGAGGGATATCATAAGTATATCCGGATTGAACCCCCGGACCAAAAATTTCACCATACATGATTACTTGTTTAGCTTTAAACTCTTTAGATAAACTTGTAAGTAATTCTTTCATATTGTCGTTAAAAACGTACCAATAACGATTTGTTTCACTTTGTTTCAATCGAATAGTGTGTGAACCAACCATATATTCACCTTCAATTAAGCTATGTCTTGAGTTTGTACCATGAATCTTTTCTGTTACAACTACTTCATCACCATCTATAATCACATTTGGAAAATTTCTCATATTTTCAATATCAGTATATTTGTCAAAAAGATCATGATCTTTTTCGGCGTCTTGGGAATTAAGTTTCAACGGTGGTTCATATTTCTTACAACCGAGAATGTCAACAACATTATTACCAACATACAAGTCGAAATTATTAGTTTCATGTTTCTCTGCGAGATAATACTCAACAACCTTTAGAGGAACGAACACACCATAAGATGGTTCACCCCTCAAATTTACTGCACGAACACGACCAAAATCTGGATCTGATTTTTTAAACGAAAGATATTTGTCAAAGTCAAGTGCTTCTGCAACACTTTTTGGAACCATAGTATCAATAGTAAAGTATACACCTTCTGTCCCAACTTCATATCCATTTTTTGCAACACACAACTGCCAACCTTTGATAATTGCAATATCCATCCGATCCGCGTTTGGGTGTGGTTTTATTTTTTCAATTTTTACCACTTCAGTAATTAAACTTGATGCCATAAAACATTTCCTTTGGGTTTAATAATTTTCCAAATTGTTGAGCTATAATCTATATTTTTTTCTAAAGCGAAAATAAGCCCAGAAAATTTATTTTCTTTAGCTTTCAAAGCGAAATCTTTTTGGGAATAATTTACATTTAAAGTATTAACAATTTCAGAATGAACCTTTTTAATATAAGACTCTATAATTTCATAGTTAAAAATTAATTTATCAATCTGTTCTTTTGTCCAAGAATGAAATTCATCAGGAATTATTTCTACAATTTTATTTGGATATTTTCCCATTGAGAGTTGTTCCCAAATACGTCTTGCAGAAAGACCACAAAGAGCTCGATGAAGTTCTTTATACTTTTCGTATTTTATCTTTACACGAAAACCAGATTTAAATTTAACAACAAACCCTTCTTTATTAGTACCATCAAATTTATTAAGAGCGTTTTTCCAATCTTTAATCTTATATTTTGAAACTATTTCAATACCAGGCGGAGTAATATCATATAAATTTTTATACTCAATTTCTTCTCCAGTAGACGTTTTTATAGCCCCTAACAACACTAATTTCTCTTCAGGATAATCCACAACAACTTTAGACTCAGAACAAAGTATTTCAAACAGATAAGTGTATTTTGGGTTAAAAGAATTGAAAACACAATTATATTTTTTTATTAAGAGTTCATTGGCTTTTACGGCTTGTTCAGATTCAAAAGATCCTCTTGTAGCAATATGATGTGACCATTTATTAAATTTTGAGGAATATTTATGAAACAAAATTCCAAGCGAACCATCCATTTTTTCAAATAATTCAAAAGGTTCATTTGGAATTTTCCATCCCATTTTTTCTAATTGATCATTATTAAAAAATTTTGGAAAGGGTTTGGCAATTATCTTATTGTTGACATCAACAATAAGACCCCGGCATGCCATTGTATACTTATTCCAAACCCAATCAAATTGAGTTTTGACCGTGTAATTTAGAACCCAAAAATCAAAAAATGGGTGTTTTCTTTTTGAAATATACCCAACTTCAATTAATTTATCAATTTCAATCCAATCTTGTTGATTGAACATTACTACCAACTTTCTAAATCATTATAATTAAAAGGTTTTTTATTTCTTTTATATGGTTCTGCTTTTTTAAATTTTTTCTTTTTCTTTTTTGTTTGTTTTCTTTCTTCCCAACGAAGACGTCTTTCGAGCTTATCCAATTCCATCAATTTCCCCTTTAATATGGATCCTTTTCTCCAGTAAGAACTTTGGCTTGATCAGCAACACTCAAATTTCTTTTCCATGCCTTTTTACCATATTGATAATCATATCCACCAGGAATATCTACTGATTGTCCTGTTGCACTAAATTGTTTTTTCATTTCTCCCTTACCACATTTTGGACACACCTCCGGTGGTTTCATATCTTTAGGAACCGATTTATTAGTACAATATTCCTCAGTGAAACCACATATCATACACTTATAATCAAATGTTGGCATTATTTTCTCCTTTGTGTAATATAAAATTATGTCACTGTCTTGTCAAGAGTTTATTTAAATTTTGAATCTGATTATTACTAAATTTTGAGAATAATCCTATATTTTTATTTTTAATATTCATTAAATCATAAACTATTGTTTTGGCACTTTCCTTCAAATTTTTCAAAGACATCCTTTTATTGTCAACGATATAAGTCCAATCTGTCCAATTATCAAGAGATGTTTCTGATGGATGATTTTTTGATTCTTTATCTTTATTTACATCTCTGGTTAATCTAATAGTTATTGTTTTTAGGTCTGAATCACAAATTCCTTTAATTTCATTTGGGAAACGACAATCAGTAATAAGAATAACATCGGCATCAGATTTCTCAACCTTTTTACGAAGAGCTTTAACCCAATAATCATTATCTACACGATTCCTGAAAACTTCTGTTCCATAAAGTTGAAACATCTTTCTTACTATTGGTGTTTTGTCTTCGAACATTTTATTTTCTTCAGGAATACGAAAAGTTTCAATAAAATGTTTCATTTCTTTTGTATTATGATTATCCAAAACATAGTCTTTTAATTCTGATACAGTCTCTCTAATTAAATTGAATAATGAACGAAAGTCATTAATGCAATCTTGCTTTAATTTATTAGCAAAAAAATCTTCTATAACATCTAAATTATGTTTTTTAAATTCTTCCTTTAAATATTTTGCAATTTGATTTTTACCTGACCTTAATTTGCCTGAAATTAAAACCACTAATTTTTCCATTTTTAAACCTTTCTTTAATCAATTAAAAGATATTTAGTTTTATCAATATATTGTGAACCAGTACTTTCACGTATAAGCACATCAGTGCCGCCATCAATTGTTACATTACCACATCGACAAGTAACTTTAAGACCATTGACCTCTGATACAATTATATCATTACATTTAGTACATTGAACAGAGTTTTTAATTATTTTTTTCATTTACTTACCCCTTTAATTTGAGCTAAAATTTCTTCATAATCTTTTCTATTTTTACCAAACACTTCATAGTGAGCTGATGATTTTTTTCTAAATAAAACAGGAAGGTCGTCGGGTATTTTCATTTCAAAAACTTTACAATTTACCACACAAGATTTAGGAAAATTATTCTCTAAAGTTTTAGGAGAACACCAAACATCACCAATTTTTTTAATTGTGTTTTTCATCATATTTGTATTCTGAATCATCAAGATTTGTATATTGAATAAGAACTCTACCACATATACCACAACTAAAATTTTCTTTTGGAATTTCATCTACAGTTTTAAAAGCATAATATCCACCACAATTTGTACAATCAATGGATAAAAATGTTGGATCCAAAATATTTTCATTATTTTCAGGATTTGTGTTCCTACTATCCTCAAAATCTTGTTTGTCTTTTATTTTAGAATTAATAATATTTTTTAATTCAGAATCACTCAAGTCGCCTGCTCTGGTTCCGTCTGGAAGAACATCATTAAATTTTGAAGAATCTAAATTTAAATCAAACCCATTTATAGAAATGGGAATTTTAAGTGATTTAAAAATCATATCGGAAATCATTTGAGTATACGCAACACCATCAAGATAACCAACAAGAGTATCTTTATTTTTAACAACTATAGGTACATAATATGGATTTCCGTTTTCGTCAAGTGGTGCCGGATAAATCAATTTATCCTCTTCCGCAGTCGAATTTTTGTTTAATTTCTTTGATCTGTTCTGTCTCGAGTATTTCGGCATAAATATCCGCCACCCTCATGCTACATTCAAAATATTCTGATATTCTTTCTTTAGAAACTTTATCAACATCTTTAGATTTTTTTATATACTTAAAAAATTGTTTTCTTTTTGGTAATGTTGTTAAATAATAGCGGTGATGTACATCTTTAGGTAAATCTGAAATTTGATTAACTTCATTCACCAAAGGTAAATACATTTCACACATTGAAACAAACCTATTTATCATAAATGGTTCATAAGATCCCGTTTCTCCTGGATCTGACATATCAAGAGATATTTTTCGTTCTGTAAGATCTTTTAAATGTTCAAAAATAGGTTTCTTCTTGATTTTAAACTCGTCTTCAACTTTCTTCTTAGCCATATTATTCCTTTTAATTTAAAATATAATTTGTTAATATAATTGTCAAATAAGTATACTTGTTTTTCCATTAGGAACAATAATCTTAATTTGTGTAACTAAAGTATAATTAGCAAGATCAATATGAACCCAATTCATACCCTTAAAATCTTCAAGCCTATTAATATATTTAAAACAAGATTCAGATCGACCCTTCTCTTTAATAATTTTTCTAACTTCTTGATCATCCATACCCAATATATTAAAATCTATGGCTCGACCAAATCTATGTTGAGAAAATTTTGCACCAAAATTACAATTAAATGGTCTAAAACCACGATATTGGAGGTTTCCCCCCATGTCCCAATTATTTATCAACATTGGTCTACCAAAATAATGTCTAATGGCATCTGCTGTCCAAAGAAGTCTGGAATCAAAACACCAATATAATGCATTCCAACCAATGTTAGAAAATGTTTTTTTATCAACAAGCTCTTTAATATTAAAATAATAAGGCCTATGAAATTTAGTTAACCCTTGACAACAAAAATCTAAAGACACATTAAAACCCTTTTAAAATTAAATTAAAAAATGGGTTAATAGGATTTGGTATACTTCTTATTAAAACATCTTTCCTTTTTCTACGCTCAACATCAGCTTTCAATTCTTTGGATTTTCTTAATTTTTCTCTTCTTTTTCTTTTTTCATACGAAAAGTCACTTCTAAGTTTCTTCATATTTCTACCTCTACACCGGAATCTTCTGCGGTAACTGAAAATTGATCTACAGTAAGCGGAAATTTAAATCCTTTCTCTGTCCATTTTTGATTTAATAATTGAATATTTGCATTATTTTCTCTGCTTGATCTGTGTTGTAAAAGAACATCTGCTACAGCTAATTTATATCCGCGATCTAAAACTTGTAAACCAAAATCAACATTGTAAAGATCATGAGCGATAAATGATTCATCAAATCTAAGACCTTCTTTAAATAACAAACCCCTTACAGCAAAGAAAAATTTATGAACAACAACTACATCATCATAATATCCAATAACGTCTTTTTTCATGTGAATAGTTTGACCATTATGATCTTGAATCCATTGACCTCTAATAGTGTTTGGGGGTTCCATAAACCAATTGGCGTTTGGGGGTAATGTTGTCCCCCCGGCAACACCAACCAACCCAACTTCAGGTTTTGCATTAAACACCTTTCCAAGTTTTTGAGAAAAATTAGGATCTAAAATTTTAACGTCTTCATGGACAAAACAAATTATATCTTGATCATCCATTTTAGCTCCAATATAAGCTTCAATCCCCTTATTATATTTTTGACAAATACCATTTGTTTTTTGATTTGGGTCATTGTGTACATCAACACAGGGAACATTTCTTAATTTATTTAAAGAAAAACCAACATAATTATTATAATTTGCTTCATCATGTCTTGCAACAACAAACTTAACCATTTTACCCTCCGGTCCAATAGATTTACTTTATCTCCAATGCTTATCATTAAGATGAGTTAAAATTTTCAATTGTATATCAGTTGAAAGACAATTCATAATTGATTCGACATCACCATTCTCTGTAATTTGTTCAGCAATATTTTTAGAAGGAATTATTCGTCTCGCATACTGTTTACTATCTTTAGTTACAAAAAACTTAAAATCATCAAACACTAATGGAATATTTTCTTGACACCATTTAAGTAAATTTAGCATAACTGAACGAATTTCCCAATGCGCAAATTTATCACATCTCATGTGAAATATATGTCTCCACTCACGAACATTTGCACTAACGACAATCTGACTTCTTGTAGCGATTGGGAGAACTTGACGGGCATCTTCTGATTTCCATTCTTTATTTCTTAATCCTTTATACATTTCTTGATTTAATTGAAACCACTCTCTTAAAGTAATGGTGTTAAACGGAGCCATTTCAAGATTAATAATCTCATCTTCATTTTTATGTGGTGGAACTACAACCTGTAAATTACTTTTAGAAACATATCTTGTAGACTCTTGAGCAAATGAAGAAAGTCTATGTCTAACCATTTCATGAGTGAATCCACGGCTAACATCATTAAATCTTACATTAAGATGACTAAATTCAAACATGGCAAAGTGTTCTCTTTTCATAAGATTCTTTACAAGTTTAATATCATTCTCTTCAGAGGCTTTATCTTGAGATTGATAACATGTCCGGGCCGCAATTGCTATATCATGCACAACATTTTCTGGTTTAGTTAAAACTTCAAATTTACCTCTATTTTTAAGAATTTTCATATTAAAGTTCCAGGCCTTTCTTTTTGGGGTCCCTTTTCTGAAATAACTTTAAATACAATTTTCCCGCACTCATTAAGAGCATTAACCATTTCTTTATTTCTTTTTACGAGTTGAGGGGTATCATCCTGTTTTTTAGCCATTTGTTGTTTCTGGTAATCAATTTGTAAATTTATTTCACCAAGATCTTGAATACCCATTTGATAACAGCTCTGTTCAAGCGTTCCCTGTTTATATTGTGTAAAGAGCCAACTAAAATCTAAATTTTTACCACTATTATAATGATCCATAAATCCTCCTATTGATATAAACCACCCTTATTAATTTGATTGTGACGGACCCAAACCTTTTCTCTAACATAGTTCATGTGTTCAAGCCCCCGCTTTAAACCAACATCTTGTGGATTATCCATAATTTTTTGTTTCTGATTAGAAATGAGTAAATCCATACTTTGAAGATAATTTACAAGAAGCTGTTTATCTGTAACATTTCTCAAATACATATCAAAGCGGATTTTTCCTTCACGATAATATTCTAATAAATTATCTGATATTGACATTTATCCTCCTATAAGATCTATTAATTCAATAATACAACATGCGGCATTGATTTCTGGATCTATTGACGTTGTATGTCTATGCATAAATTCACCGATAACTAATATAGCTGGAGCTTGTTTTGTTGAATTTAACATAGGCACAAAATTATCATATAAATTTCTGAAAAGTTCTGTATAATTATAATTTTTTTCGATTAAATATTTTCTGGCTTTCCCAAATTTCTTTTCTTTAATATATGTATAAAATTCATCGTCTATCTGTTGAAAAGAAAAAATGTTTTCATCAATGGATTTAGTCATTTTTGAATATTGTTGACAGAGTTTAAGCATGTTTCTAATATCAGGAAAATAAACATCTACTAATTTTTCAATAGTTTCTCTTTTATATTCAACTTCTTCAATTTCAAGAATACCACATAAACGCTCAATAATTTGAGGTTTCATTTCATCTTTAAATTCTTTAGCTGACATATTAAAATCTACTTCTTGACATCTTGATCTTAATGGCTCAATTATTTGAGATCTATAATTGCAAGTCAATATAAATCTACAACTATTTTTAAATTCCTCTATAGCTGCACGAAGACCTTTTTGTAATCCACGACTTGCCCCATCAAATTCATCACAAATAACAACTTTAGGTTTACCATTAAGAGATTTCATAGACGCAAATTTTTTAATATCATTTCTAAGAGTGTCAATTCCACCCTCAGAAGAAATATTTATATAGCGATAATTAACATCCAAATCATAACAAAGTGCTTTAGCTATTGTGGTTTTCCCAACACCTGGAGAAGTTGAATACAAAAGAATATTAGGAATTTCACCATCTTTTAATATTTCTTTAAAAAACTTTTTATATTTCTTTGGGAGTAGGATATCATTCACAGTATCAGGACGATATTTTTCTATCCAAAGATAATTTGCTAATTGCTTTTTCATATTTGGTCTCGCCATCATTAAGCCTTTCTTTTATTTTTCTTACGGTTTATTTTTCTGATTTTTTTAGTTTTCTTTGCTTTCGCCTTTTCTTTACGCACTTTTTTCAATCTAAGAGTTTTACGTTGTCTTGCTTCTTCTGTTTTTATTTTAGGAGCGTTAAACTTACAATTTTCATCGGTAGGACTTTTAACAAATGAAACATCGTGAGATTCTACATCTCCTGCACTTGTTGGAATAGACCCCTCTTTCATAAAATCGTCTTGAAGAACATCTGATGCACTTGTAGACGCCAAAAACTCTTCATGACCTTTATTTTTAAATTTTTTCCTATAAAATTTATCCAAATTTCTTAATTTTCTTAAATTTCGTCTAAATTTTCTATTATCTACATTAAATGATTCCTTTTCTTTTTTCTTATCTTCTTCAGTTTTAATACAATTACAAGGATAAGGCATACCAGTATTGGCTTCTTTACCAACCCATCCGCGACCATAACAATGTTTACAACTTGGATTTGGGTCTTTTAAAGTTTGACCAAGTTTTTTTGCAACGGCACGAATGGCGTCCATTGGTGTAAGGTTTTCTTTGTCAATTACCTCACCACCTTCTGTATCAATGAATTCCTCAATACCATCAATCTTATATTCATCATTTTGAGAAAATTCATTCATCTCACTTTGAAAATCTTTCAAAGAAGGCTTTTCAACTTCTTCAATGTTTTCTTCAAGATTTTTATCTTTTTCCATTTTCAACCTCTTCTTTGATACGTTTTAATTCATCAATAGTTGTGCTCGGTCTTTTATTTGCATGAGGAAATTTCATATCCTCAGGAGCTTCAACGCCAAGAAATTTACAAGCGTCTTGCCATCTATCTCCCTCTTCTGCACAAAAGACATGAAGTCTATCTGTACCGTCAAAATATTCCTCACACTGTTTATTGTAATCCAAGTATCTTTGTTTAACCATGTCTTGTTGACGAATAAGCTCAATAACTGAATCAACACCATAAACATACTTGAAATAGGCTTTTGGTTTATCAAGCGTCTTAATATATAAATTACCAAAGTAATAATAAACACTATCTAACCATTTCTCCGGTGTAATTCTTTTTGACAAAATGAATTTAGACTCTGGGAATCTTTCAGCCAAAAATTCATACATCGGCTTGCCATAAAGATTGAACATAAACGGTGAATCTGAAAATGTCTCATAACCATCAAATGTAGCAATCATTTCTTCTACTTCGGCATCAGTGATTGTTCCGTTGACAATCTTTCTGGTATAACTTCCGATTATTTTTCTTGGAAAATGTTTTATACCAATCTTTCTAAATGCCATCTGTAAAGATGTCAAGCAAGTCTTGTGATATCCAATACAAAAAGCTTTCATTTAATCATCCTCCAACTCGGCAGTCAAAATCTTCAATTCTATGTTGTTAGATTTATAATCTAACACAACAATACCTTCTTGCCAAATTGAAACTGTGTAATTTCCTGAAGGAATAACTGTGAAAACTTCTGAAGGAATTTCAAATGAAAATTCTTCTTCGGCGTCATCAATAAGATCAAGAACTCTTTCGTAAGAATTGTCATGTGTTTCATTGCCAAGACGAAGTGTTAATTTCTTTTCATCAACATGAAGCATTGCTTTTTCTGAATTTACAAGCCCAATCATCTTACCAAGATTTTTAAGTTCTTCTTCTGTCAATTCAAACTTTGTTGCTGGGCCAACTTCAATATTACAACCTTTAGGACTTGAAGACAAAGCTTCTGAATCTGAAAGGATGTATCGAATTTTTGAAGTTCCCTTTGACATTGTGAGGCGGTTCAAATCTTGTACAATTTTCGGTTCTTTAAACACACTGAAAAGTTGAAAGAATTCTGGAAAATTGTAAATGGCTACTTCGTCTCCCTCAAACTCAAAATCCTCAATAGGTGCTTTGAAAAAGAACGTTACCGACTCTGATGGATTTGTCCTGTTGATAATCATTTTCTTTTCATCTTCATTTTTTGTAATGATAATTCCATTACTGATGGTTGTTGAAAGTTGATTAATCAAATCAAGCGTTTCTGTCTTATACTTTAACTCTGACATTTGGAAATCTCCTTATCTGTTAATTTACGTTTTTAATATACTATTTCATTATATAATTGTCAATACCTCATTCAAAAATTTTGATTTATCTTTTTCTTTATACCATTCTTCCTCCCAAATAATATAAACTTTAAATTTGCTACTTAATTTTTGAATTCTATAATTATCTTTTTCCCAAATTTCCTTTGCTGTTTTTCCTATCTTCTTATGAAAATATTCTCCTTGATAAAAATTTGGGTTACAATGCCAATAATCACCAAAACACTCAATTATAATTTTTTTATTCAAAATTAAATCTGGAAAGAAACACTCTTTTTTAAATTTGACAAACCCCTCTCTTTCAAGTTTCTTAAATAAATTAGAAAAATATTCATAAACATCTTGAGAAAATTTACTATTTCTTTTATCAAATCCTTTAGCGGCACATTTTAAAGAACAATATTTAGATCTTTTATGTTTTGGTGAATAAAAAATATCACCACAAGTTGGACAACTCAATTTTTCATTTCTATTTTTATCAAAACAATCTTTAGAACAATATTTTGCATTTGTTCTATAATTATGAACCTCAAAAGATTTTCCACACTCTTTACAAATTAAAATTTTTCTTTTTCTTTGTTTTGCTCCTTGTAATTTTGCGTTCCCCGATTCTTTATTATATTTCCAATAACATTCTCTTGAACAAAACAAAGAATCTCTATATTGTTTAACTTCAAAAGATTTTCCACACTCTTTACAAATTAAAATTTTTCTTTTTCTTTGAATATTTAAATTTGTTTTCTGAGCTGAAAGTCTACAACCATTAGAACAATATTTTGCATTTTCTCTACATTTCGGAACATTAAATTGTTTTTTACAATAAAGACATGTTTTTTCCATAATACCTCCGAAAAATCACCTTAAATATCTATTTATAATTTAAGGTGATTTTTGAAGGTATATTAAACTCCAGTACTACCTAAACCATCACTACCCCGTGCAGTTTCCGATAATTCATTTTTTTCTTCAATATTAATTACTGGTTTTTCTGAAAATACCCCTTGAGCCAATCTATCACCCTTCTTAAAAGTGAAAACTTTTTCGCCCAAATTACACAAAATCAATTTAATTTCTCCTCTATAATCTGGATCTATTGTAGCTGGGCTATTAAGAACAATCAAACCAGACTTTGCTGCGAGACCGCTACGACTACGAACTTGAAGTTCAAGATTTGCTGTCATCTCAACTGCAAGACCGGTTCCAACGATTTTAAATTTTCCTGGTTCAATGGAACCATTCTCTGCAGAGTGAAAATCAACTCCAACCGCATTTTCGCTTTTGTATTCAGGAATACGTGCATCTTCATTCAATTTTTTAAAGTAAACAGTTTGCATTTACCTCTCCTTATTTAGGTTCATAATGTTTAAGTTACAAATATCAAGGCAACCAGAACATGCCTTAGGGTTAATCTTTTTAATGCAGCAATTATATTTTGCACCATTTGGATGATATACAAGCATATTGTCGTCACAAAAATTGCATTTTAAAAATTCTCCTTTCGCATACATTCTTATGAATTGCCAGAGTGTCTCAGGTGTGATAAACCAATCTAATTTATGACCGTGAAACGAATAAACAAATTGATAATAATTTGCCAACATATTTGCTTCATTAATGTCAATTTTCATATCCATACTGTGGTAATTTATTCCACCCACATCGTCTTTGATTTGCGTATAGAGATTTAGTGTAACTGAAAACTCATTAAGAACCGCAAAATCAAGAAGAGCTTTAGTGTCTTCGAAGTTGTTATCGAAAACAACACTCAATGCAATTTTCTTTCCTGCTCTTTTTAATTTAGGTAACGCTTGCCATGTAACAAGATCTTTCTCATTCATATTGGCAATATTGATTGTTGACAAGGAAAGATTGATTCTAAATTTATTCAATTTTAACAACTTCGAAACATTAGATCCATTTGAAATAACCTGACCCTCATATCCTTCTGATTCCAACCATTCTATAATCTCGTCAAATTCAGGATGAAGAGTTGGTTCTCCTCCACTCAATATGACATACCAATCCTTTTTACCTTTCAAAATCTCTTTAATTTTTGAAAGCGGAAGATGAGTCTTTGGATATGTCAAGTTACAATATTTACAATTAAGATTGCACTTACCCATTATCGTTAAAAGAATATCTTTTTTCTTCCATTCAGTCCGTGTCATACATTTCCTTTCAATGTTTCTATTAACCAACCTTTATACGGAACATTTTTATCAATGTATCTTCCTTGAGTAACGGTTCCATATCTAAATTTCATTTTTTCACAAAATTCTTTTAAATTATTAACTAAAATTTTATTTTCACCACTAATAAATAAATAAGATTTAAGCATTCTTCCTTTAGACGCTTTACCAATCTTTTTCAAAGTTTCATCAGAATGTTTTTTACCTTTAATCCAAGGAACTTGACCCTTCTTAGATTTACTTATTTTACTTCTTGTTAATTTTGAAACCGAATGCCCAAGAAGAGAAGAACTTATATTATCACTATGTTTTTTAGTTCTCGGTAAACCTATAAACCCATCTCCACCCTTCGTAAAATTATATCCATGATTTGGATATTCAGGTTTATAAGAACTTAATGCTTCTATCCAGTAAATTTCTCTTTCGTTAAGACAAGAGGAAACACAAACTTCTAAAGTTTCACGAATGAAATTCTCTTCACCATATCTGTTTATTGCTTTATTTAGATATACTCCTGACCCCAAATATTCATCAAATCCAGATGTTTCTTGTTTATGTTTTCCAACATAAATCTTACCATTTACTAAATTAGTTGTTTTGTAGATAATATAATAACTCATAGGATACCTCCACTAAGGTTTAAATTGTAAGAGGTGAGAAGTAATTCTTGTAGTGGCAAGAAAACTGTGCCCAGCTGTCCTTCAAACCTATGAGTATTTATATTTTTCATCCTATTAATTTCTTTTGCAATTTTGACCATTCAGCGCATCGTTTTTCTGTAAATCTTGAGAAATCTCTATTCAAAATTGCTTTAGGCATTTGTTTATCAAGTTCTTTTGCGTAATCACAATCAAGTGGATTTACTGTATATCCTGGTTCATCTATATTATTCAATTTAAAAGCTACGTATCGTTTATAGCATGTTAAGCACTGGCCACATTTTTGTTCTTCCTTATCATAACATGTACTCGTTTCAAAAAGAACGTCTACAGGAATACCGGCTTTTAATGCCCATGTAATTGTATCTGCTTTGGACATGTGTGAAAATGGTGTTTCGACTGTTGTTTTCTTTTGAAAGAACTCATTCGTAAATGTTAAGAGCTTTGAAACATCATGGAAAAATTTTGGGCTTTTATCATGTTCTTTACCATTTTGTTCACCATCAAGTGCATTAATCCAAACAGTTTCACCAAACATTGAACCAATTGTTGCAAGTAATACATTTCGACTTGGTATAATTTGATTACTAAGTCTTGATTCAAGAGCTGGGACTAAATCCATCATGTCAATTTGAATTACTTCTGGTGCATATTCTGGAAATTGGATGTCCATTTTTGCGACCACATCAAATTCCTTCATGGCATAATCTTGTCCCATGTTTGCCCAAATGCAAGTGATGTCTTCCTTCTTGTAACCTTTTTCTTTAATAGCATAATTATAAGAAATCAAGCTATCAAGACCGCCCGAATACATAATTGCTAATTTACTTCCCATAACTATCAGTCCCTTCTCGAAAAAGACCGTGGTCTCCTTCTTTCATTTTGTCAAAATCCTCATACGGAAATACAATCCAATGCTTTGTAATCATTCCATACATAGGAAATTCTCTATCAATAAATTCTTCTGTATCACCATCAATTAATATAGGAACATAAGCATAATTCATTTCTGGTCTTTCAACTAAAAAATGAAATTTCAATGCTTTATATGTTCGACTTTTTGCAACCAAATCTTCAACGAAAACTGGACTTTTACAATCTTGCGGGAGGCTGAGTAATTTTTCGTTAGGCCAATATGCACCAGTTTTCCAATTCAATTCTTTTGCAATAATGTGTGCTGCGGTCATACCACCACGCATAACAGGAACTATACAATCATATTCATTCCTTGCCGCAATTTGTTCTGCAAGAGCAACACAAATGCTTTTAAACATCTCATACGGAAGATAAATTTTCAAGCATTACTCCAATCATTGTTTCATAATGTAAAATACAAACATCATCTAAAATTTTCTTGAGTTTAACAACTTGATTTATTTCGCTCTCAACAAATATATCAATTTCTTTATGTTTACTAATAACATCAGCTTTATATTTAACAGCATTATCTTCACCTAAACCATAATAATTTTCACAAAAAAGAATTGAAGGAGAATTTATAAAATTTTCATTTACCCATTTAATAGTTTTATCTTTATCTTCAATAGGACGACTTGTAATCATATAATATGGAAATTTTGGTTCAAACAATGGTTTCCACATATATTTGGTTTTTAAATAAAAATCTAAATCTGTGCTTTCATTCCAATTAGGGATAAAAATACCATCAATATCAAATGCTACCATTTTTTTCTCCTTAATAAATTATAAATTTTTCAATTTTTCTTTTTTTAGTATTTTCATGTTTAAAATAATCATAATAATTAACAAGATTATGAACTGCACGAATTTTATGTCTTTGTGTTGCCCTATAAACTTGAGTATTAATTGAGTATTCTTTACATGCTTTACAATCACAGGTTTTCCATCTTTTATCAGTTAATATTTTTGAAACATTTGTGAGATATCTATTTACATCTTGAACAGAAATATTAAATAATTTTCTATATCCCATTTCAAAATCACGAATCATTTTAATACAATCATTTAAACCTTCATTCGTTTCATCATATTTTAAAAGAGCTGTCATTGCTTTAGCTGATAATTTATCAAGATCCTCAAATTTTTCTTTAAGAACTTCAGTTTTGTTTAAAATTTTATTTGAAAGCCGTTTACTAAATTTCTTTTTTACTGTATCAATATATCCTTCTGATGTTCCTACTTCCGCCGCAATTTCAAGGGGTGTTTTTCCTTCTGTTAACCCACGAATTATTTGGGAGGCTGTACTATTATTATCGGCATTAATTTTCTTAATTGAATTAGAAATAACAGGTTTAAATATAGGAAGATAAATCGAATCATATTTCTTTTTACCCCTAAACCAAGAATAAATAGGTGCATTAGCCGCATTTCTTAAAGGTGTAGTATTATCTATAGATGTTACATTCAATATTTTTTTAAGAGAACCAAGACTTGATAAATCACCAAAACCTAAAAGATGACATCTAAAATCATATTTTTTAAGAACTGGTTTAAGATAAGACATAATGGAAATAGCTATTCCTTTTTTGTACTTAGTTAAACCACCAAAAGCAACATATTTATATCCAGCTTCGCCTAATTCAATTAATGATTGTTTATATGATTCCGGCGACCATCCTTGAACACTTCCCATTAAATAAACATTGGATTTTTTATCTTTAACCATTTCAAGCATTTTAATTGCATTTTTAATTGAAAATTCTCTTCGAAAAATATGCTTTTCACTTGGCTTCTTAGAGTTTGTTAAATCTACAGTATCAATCATGTGATCCAATGATATACCAAAATCAAAACCTAAACTCTCATAATAATCAAGAAGTTCTTCTGCAGTTAAATTAGGAACATCTAAATCAAAATAATTTGGTGCACCACAATCCCCCATAGTTGCAATATGTTCTGGAATTTCATAATATGTTTTGAAACCTCCCGCGGCTTTAATTTCAGCTTCACGTTTTTTACTAATATTTGGTTTAGCAAATAAAACACCATCAAACGGCAAATTGTTTTTCAAATATTGAAAAACCGTTACCTCATTTTTTGGTTCTGAATATTTGTCCATCTCATAATTGTAATCCAAATCAATACCTGTAACAATATCAGACATGGCCATAATATAATTAGTTCTATTTAAATATTTTTCTTTATCAAACATTTTATTGATATTCCTTCTTATTTAAAAGTGATTGGAATTCATTTCTTGTTTCTAAATTATTAAAATCACCTGTTATGCTACTTGTAAGAGTCCAACAATTAGACTGCTTAACTCCTCGCATAACCATACAAAAATGTCTTCCTCTTACTTGTACTATAACACCCTTAGGATTTAAATAATTTTCAATAAAATTAGAAATATCTTTAGTAAAATCTTCTTGTAATTTAGGTTGTTTAGCTAACAATTCAACCAATCTTGATAATTTTGAAATTCCTAAAACCTCATTTGACGGAATATAAGCTAAATTTACATGATATTCTACGGGCAAAAAATGATGCGGACACATAGAAAAACAATGAATATCTTCAGCAATTATCATACCATCATAATTTGATGGGAATCCTGTAGATAAAATATTCTCTATTTCTTCTGTAGCATTAATACCTTCAAAAATTTCATAATAAGCTCTCGCTATTCTTTTGGGCGTATCTTTAAAATTTGGATCCGTTAAATCTAATCCAAACTCTTCTTTAAGCCCCATAAGCATGTGATGAGACGCAGTTTCTATTTTAGAAATGCCTGTAAATTTACTCTTCTTTAAATCATTATGCAATTTAGAATGACAAGATTTACAAAGAATCATCAAATTATCTAACGTATGATTTCCTAATTCATAACCAAAATTATTAAAATCTATATGATGAACAATTAAATTTTCTGTCTCATCATTACCACAACGTTGACATTCTGCGCCATAAAATTTTAAAGCTTTTTGTCTATAATCACAATAAGTTTTATTCTCCTTCGAAACTTGTCTTTGCTTAGAAATTTCAACGTCTTCAATTAATGCATTAGGATATTTTTTCTTATAATCGTCCATAGTCATTTGATGTTTTGTCCAAAGATGAGTATTTGTAATTTTCCAATATTCTTTTTTACATTCTTCACATATAATTTTCTTCATTTATTTCCTCCATAATAGAATTCCTATAAATTTTTATTACGCTTTCTATGGTTTGTTTAAATGATTTAAAATCTACATCCAATTTATAAAATGTAATTAAACGTTGAAGATTATCTTCAATATCATCTTGCTTTTCAGCTTCCCAAGGAAATACAACCCAATCACCAAATTTTCCACTTTTAAAATCTTCTTTTTCAATTAATGCTTTAAATGGAATATTGTATTTAGAATATTTTTCTTTTGTTCGACCACTATCAATAATATCATCCAAAATTAAATCTGCTTTAGAAGGAGATGTTACCGTAATCCAATCATCTGAATTTGCCATAAAACCAGCAATTATCATTCCGCCTTTAGGAACACCATAAACACTTTTAAGATTATTTCCAGAAGTCTTATATAAATAAGATTCCTTTACATTAACTGCTTTTTTAATATCACCAAGTCTTTTGAAAACTTCATCCCAAGACATAAAATATTTTTTCATATTATATCCTTAGTTTCACCAACATAATGTTTTGCTAATTCTTTTTCAATCAATTTAAAAGCATAAAGAATATTACAACGCTCACATTCACCAACACCAACAAGATTTTTATCATTACAAGAAGAAACTTCTACAAAATCCTTGACATTATTATCCGCCTTTTCGCCGAGAATTTCTTTAGCTATTTTTGGTGTGGTCACAACCATTTTAATTTTTTTATGATCAGGAACCATAGCTAAAATATCCAAAACCCTTCCATATAAACTTTTCCACGCACTTATTTTAATAAATTTTTCAGCTTTTTTTATTTCCCGTTTAACTTTTTCAAGACGACTTTCTGCATATATCACTTCACTTTTTTTATTGTTAATGTCATCTTTGTAACTATTCAATTCATCCAATAATTCATTTAACTGTTTCATATTTACCTCTTTAATATACCATTTTTATACTATAATTGTCAATAAAAAATTACCAATCACCACCCTCACAATATGTTTCTTTACCAACTTTTGTTTCGTAAACTCTAACTTTAAATTTAAGTTCGGGTCTATCTTTTCTTAACTCTTTATAAATCCAATGAGTAATATTTTCTGCTGTTGGATTAATGTCATTTTCCTTAAAATAAGGAATGTCATTAATCAACCTGTGATCCATTTTTTCTTTTAATTTCTTTACATTTCCAAAATCATAAAGAATACCGATTTCATCACATTGGTCTATTGTACCACGAACCCAAATTTCTATAAACCAGCTATGGCCGTGTAGTTCCGCACATTTACCCTTATAATTTTTCAAATAATGACTTGAATCTATTGTTGTTTCAGTATGAAGTGTAAGCATCCTTTTCTCCTTTGAAATTTTACCTTTAATATACTATTTTATAATATAATTGTCAAGAAAAATTAAACATTTCTTAATAATTTCTTGTTTATCTTTTCTATAATCATCTTCCCACACAACCAACACATCAAATCCCAAACTTCTAATAAAATCTAATTTTATTTTATCTTGATTCCATATTTCTTTAGATGTTAAAGGAATATAAGGATTTGGTTTTTCGTTTTCAGAAAACAATTTAGGATTAGCATGAAATTTGTTTCCATTAAATTCTATAATTTTCTTTCTTTTGGTATCAACAAAATCAAAATAAAAACCTTTATGATTTACGTTATCCGTCTTTTGAAATTCTTTATTTAATTCAGCGAAATAAAGGTGGTCTTTGTCTTCCAATTGTTGAAAAATTTCCCAAAATAAATCTTGAGAAATCTTAGAATATTTGACATTTCTATATTTGTCAAACACTAATTTTCTTAAAGTTATCAAACTGGGATTAATTTTATAAGATTGTTTTATACTGTTTGAAATTTTCTTTCTTATTTCACTTTTTTTAGCGACATTTTCTTCACCAGATCTAAACCCACATTTTGGTTTGTTTGTTCCATATATTTCTTTGTATGTTTTTCCTTTTGAAAAATGGCCTTGTAAATATTTACTTTTCCCTATCACAATTCCACCACACCCACATTCACAAGGGTGAGGTGTGTTCCTACACTCACCACAAATATTTAGTGTTTTCTTTTCAAAAAAGGGAAACTTTTTTCCACAATCTTTGCAAATTAAATATCCTTTAAATCCCCACTTAAACACTTCTTTAGGAATATCCTTCACATTAATTTCTTTAATGTAATAAGAATACACTTTACGAGATCCGCTGTATTTACTTAATTTCTTTTTGAATAAAGATTTTAAAAAATTATTTTTTTCAATTTTCTTTTCTGATAAACCTAAAAAAGTACAAGAAACATAACCAGAATATTTTTCATAAGTCCACAATGCCATAAATACCTCCCTTTTAAGATATTTATGACATTGCAGAATTTTACATGGGTTACTTATGATAATCTAAACATTTCTTTTATTTTCAAATAAAAATATATGAGATCTTAAAGATATATTCCACCCCTCTCTCATAATATGATCCCAATGCTTATTTATCTTTGTATGAAGTGTGTTTGAATCAATGCCCACAGGCTGAACATAAACCCTTTCTACTGGAATATTCCATTCTTCAATTTTCCATTTAATTATATCTAAATCTCTTTCATCATTAAAAAGGAACTTAACAATATATTGAACTTTACCATTTTCAAGTTCAAAATTTTGTAAGTGTGGAATTAACTTTGGTGTTAAATTGGTAGGCTTATCTTGTGTGAAATTAATTTTTGGTGAAATATTAAAAATTAAATTCCGGGAATTTTCTTTTAAATAAAGAAGGTCTTCCTCAGGAACAATAACAGTTCCGTTAGTTTCTATTTCAATTGGCATATAACCAAGTTTCCCAATAATATTTTTTATTGAAGAAACATTTCGAGGCAATAAAGGTTCTCCACCAGTAAATACAATAGCATTAACTTTTAATGCTTGTTTAATCACATCTGTCAACTCAAAATCATAAACCTCAATCGGATCTTTCCAAGTGTACGGTGTATCACATTCAGTACAAGATAAATTACAATTTGGAAATCTTACAAATAAACACTGTCTGCCTTGATATTTTCCTTCACCTTGAATACTGGTAAAAAGTTCAGTAATCTTCATTTTTTCTCCTTAAACAATTTTATATTATCAAATATTCAATTTTAAAATATAATTGTCAACATAAATATAAAGATTTTTTTGTTTTTAACTGATTTATCACCCAACAATCTTTATATGCTTTCTTTACATTAGATATTTCTTCATTTTTACATTTAATATAAATTTTAAATTCATCATTTTCAAAATTAACTTTTATAGAAATATCATTTGAGAGGTAGGAAGAAAGGCAATTTTTAATCGCCTTTCTTATTAAATAAAGTGGATTTTCATTCATATTATTAAACCTCTGTATTATCTACAACGGATAAATCACAAAAAGTTCTTTTAGGAAATTCCCATTCTCTTCTAACATCTTGCCAAGATGAAACGGGAGTAAAAAATCCTACAACTCTTGTATATTTCTCTTTTATAGGTTTACTACATTCTCCACAAATATTAAGATTCCCAAAATTCATGTGACCATCTTCACACTCACTCCAAACACTATTTAATGCGAAATGTTCACATCCACTATTAATTGCATATTTAATAATTTTTTCTGTTTGAATTGCTGTTACTCTTTCACCAATTTGAATATGAACAATACCACCACCAGTAATTAATTTATTATATTTTCCGTCTTCATCCATTTTATCCCAAATAGACGCATCTTCCCAAAGAGGAATAAATTGATTGGCATACAAATTATATGGAATTTTTTTATCTCCATAAATCAATTTATCAGCCTTTGATAATCTAATAGCAAAAGATTCTGCGGGAATCTGTTCAATATTACCAATAATTTCATATTTTTTAGATGTTTCCGAAACCTTTTCATTAAAAAATTCTAAGACTTCAGCTGTAATATCAGAACCATTACCAAATTTCTTTTCGAATTCTTTAGCTCCTTCATATAACCCCAATAAACCAAACGTTGAAAAAAGTCTGTTCATGTTTATCCAACCATTAGAAATAAACATTTGTAATCCTTGCTGAGTAAGAGTCTTAATTAAATTTTTATGCGCTTTTAAAATTTTAGCTGCGGAATCTATTCTTTCATTTAAAATTTCAAAAAATTCTTTTTTAGTTTTCGCTTCCTTTGCAATCCTCATAAAATTAATTGTACATACTCTATGACTCCCAAGAGAAATAGACCCACCCCCACCAAATGAATTAGCGTGTGCCGCAAAATCTAACATTTCAGTATTATTGATTAGGCGACAACATGAGGCTATTTTAGTGCCTTCAGACACAAAAATATTATATCTGTAAATGTCTCTTCTACATGATTGTTTAAGAAATTTGGTATCTTCAATAATTTCTTTATCTCCCCATTTCTTTTTAGCAAAATTAATTGTAACAACGGGAAATCTATAAGGCGAACCATTTTTAAGCGGGTCTCCTCTATCAAAAAAATCAAGAAAAATATTTTGAATTTCCATTATATAATCTACAACATAATTAAGGTAAAATTCATTTTCATCTTCTTCAGTTTCCAAATTTTTTGGTTTATCAATTGGAAGTTGTTCAAATGGAAAATACCAACTCATATCTTTAATAAGAGCTTTTAATTTAACACTATCAAAAATTGAAACATTTGTAAATGGAGATTCAGCGCCACTTCTTGATAAATGATTAACTGAATGAATAAATTGTTGACATTCATTTTCTAATTTTTTTCTATAACGTTTATTTGTTTTTAATTCTCTTAAATCAAATTTATCTTTACCATATAATGATAAATGTGCGACATCTAAGAAAAAAGACCCAATAGCAATAGCTCCTGCGAGATGAGAGCTTAATTGATGAATAGTTTCACAAAGAGCTGAAATATAACTCGAAACTCTTTTTGCTGGTTTAGAATGGAGCTGACCAAAACGTCTGCCTAATGTAACAATTTTAGATGCATCAAGTGACCAACAATAAGGTTTTAAAATATTTGTTGAGTCTGATAATCCTAAACTTAAATCATACATTTCTCCACTTAAACGTTTAGCTTCTTGTTTCCCATAAAGAGAAACCATTTGTCTATAAAGTAAGTCATATCCAATAGCTTTTTTTACTGGAGCTATGGATTCTTGTGAAATTGCTTCTATAGTTTTTTCATTTTTATTAGAATTAGCATCTATCGAAACATCATTTAACTTTTCTGTTATTACTGTTTCTATATTTTTCACAAAATCAAATCTATTTTTTGTTAAGCCATGGATTTCCAAAAAATCTTCTACAACTTCATCTGATTCAAGGTCATATTTACTCTTTAAATTTTGTTTTATAGATCTTTTAATATTTCTTAAAGTTCTTGTTGTTGTAATATTATCTTCACTAAACATTCCCCTTGTCTCCTGTAATAAAGTTTAAAACACCATTTTCGCTTAACAAATTAAGTTCAGAATCAAATATTTTTTGGTTTTTAGATGCCAAGAAAAATTTAAAATCTGTTTTTCTTGATTCTTGCTTTTTTTCCTCAACATATTTTCCACATTTCAAGAATTTAAAACCATTTACTTTATTTTCTTTTACATAATTTATATCATATCCTGTATAAATCATAAAATTTAAATGCTTTAATTTTCTTAAAATATTTTTAGTAAATTTAATATTTTGGGGGTGAAGAGGATCTCCACCCTCAAAAACTATTTTATTTGTTCTATGTTTTTTGGAAACATCTTCAATTAATTTTGTAAATTCTTTTTCATTTATCAAATAAGAATTTTTATAATTAAAATCAGAAAATTGAGGATTATGACAACCCTTACATTTATGTTCACGTCCCATAATATAAACTATTATAGCTAAACTTTCATTATCCGCATAATCTAAAAAGGATGTACTAAACGGTAAAATTATTCTTACTTTTTGCACTTAAAATCCCTTTGTTCTTCAAGACATCGTAATCTTTCAGTCAATATTTTCATATCATACTTAAATCTTTTACTTTTAATAAGTCGTTTTATATAGTCAATGGATTTGACTATTTGTTCGTCCGTCATCCAAGAAATTGGACGCATAATAGATTGATTGGCTCCCCAATTAATATAACCAGTTTTTGTTTTGTTTCTAATCAAAATAAATTCCTTTATGTTTTTTTTTAGAAAAGATCTTCCTTTGTAAAAATTAAAAATTCTAAACCATTACTTTTACAAAATGCTTTGGCTGCCTGCCATTTAGATGTATTTTGTTGATAAGTTTTAAGTTCTCTTAAATATCTTCTCATAGCTTTTTTATTTCTATTTTTTGGTGGTTTAGGAACATAAACACCATTCTTTGTTTTAACCGGACCTTGTTGTGCAGGTTTTACTTCAACTAAAATCTTTCTAAATTTTTCATTATTGTCAATTATTTCCAAATACACATCTGGAATATAGATATGTCTCCTACCATCTACAATATTTATATAAGGAATTTTTATACATTCAGAGCACCATCTTTGAACTTTAGTGTTTTTAACGCAAAAAAAAAAAAAAAAAACCTCCGTTCCCACGAGGAACGGAATATCGGATTTACATTACCAATATATTTCTTTTTATTTTCTACATCATATATCCCTTGATACCAACTTCTCATATTTCTCCCTCCAACATTTCCAACCTTTATACACACCTTTTGTATTAAGATGATAGTTAATAACAGTATATTCAAAGTTTAAGTTTTTATTATTTTCACAAAATTCTCTTAATGTTATTCCCATTGTATTCAATATTACTCCGTCTTTCTCGAAAAAATAAACCCACCTAAAATTAGGATTCTTTATCCCATTAACATTATTTCGTCTCTTTTTCCTTATTTCAGGTTTGTTTAATGCTTTTATTACGTTTTTATTTCTACGTTCCACCCAATCTTTATCTTTACATTTTTCTATCATTCTTTTTTTCATAATATAACTCATTCTAATACTTATTTGTTCTCTCTCTTTACTTGATTTTTCTCTAAAGAATCCAAGCATTCTTTCACTCATTAATTTTCTTTGTTTTTCTTTTCTTTCTTTTGTCCAAGAATTACTTATTTTTTGTCTAACTTCTTTTCTCTTTGCTGGATTATTTTCTCCCTTAAATCTTTCACTCATCATTTTTCTTTGATGTTCATTAGGTGTCCATCCTTTATAACCTTTTCCTCCTAATGAAGTATTATAACCATTTTTAACACTATCAAAATGTTTTATCCAATAAATTTCTGTTTCATCCAATAAATCATAATTAATACCATCAGCTGTATTCAATATGCAAATTATTTTCCATTCAAGTGATTCCCACCCATATTTTTTAATGGCTTTAAAAAATTTACTATCACATCCTCTTTTCAAATCAGATAAATGTTCTTGCTTTCTCTTTTCCAAATCTCTTGTGGTTTGACCTATATAAGATTTATTGTTAGGAAATACGACTCTATAAACCAACATAAATAACCTCTTTCTTAAGTTATTTATGTTTTTTTATTAACCCGAACAAAAACTTATTTAATCATCTTTAGATAATCTCTATATATTTTGAGATCCTCTACAAATTTGTTGATTTTATTCTTTAATAACCATTGAAATACTGTAAATTCATTATAAGGTTTAATTTGATACGTGTCAAACTGTTTACTGATGACCTGACGGATATATAACGGTATAAAATCAAAATCAATAAGTGTTCGATTTAACTCATATTTTTTACGAACATCATCTTCTTCAAGATAATTATCAAGACCATTTTTTATCCATTTTTCTGCCGTTGCTTTACCAACTCTGGATTTTATTTGAGGAATATTATCAGATGTGTCTCCCGTCAATATTTTAACTTCTAAATCCATTTGTGGGTTAATACTCTCTATAAATTTCTTTTTAACTGGATTATATATTTTAACTTTGGGAATTTTAAGAAGCTGAATCATATCATTATCTGTAGTGATAATAATTTTTTTCATATTCATCATTTTTTCCCTACAAAGTACAGCTATAATATCATCAGCCTCACAACCTTCATTTTTAATAGAATATATATTACCAAAAACCTTTTTAAAATCCGTCAAAAATGAATCCATTACTGGATAAAATTTTTCAAAATCAATTGATGATTTTCGCCTTGCTTCCTTTCTTTGACCTTTATAATCTTTATATATTTCTTTACGCCAATTATGTTTATGATCTATAGCAAATATAACTTTATCAGGATTAAATTGTTTAATTGCAGCAAAGAAAGAATTCATCATAAGAAAACGCCAATAAAAAAACTCTAAATCTTCAGGCGCACTAAAATTAGATATATGAAGACAGCGATACACTAAATTATGAACATCAAAAAATAATACCGTTGGTGTTTTAGGAGGCAAATCCAAAAACTTACTTAATTTTGTTTTTTTCATGTATAATCTCTCTTTTCAAAAATGGTCTAACAAGAATATTTTCTGGGTAGGACTTAGTGACTCTGTTAAACACTTCAATTTGTTTATCTGTCAAATCACGTAGAGAAATTGTTGCTTTTCTCAATTGCAATTCTTTATGAAGCAAATCAGCAATGAAATACGCATCGACTATATCTTCATTAACAGGACCATCCAATTTTTTGCCATCATTAAGTGCATCATAAGTTTCTCTCATACGAACCTTATCTGCATTACCAAAGTTCGAGGCGAACTTCTTTATTGAGCCTGGATCATAAAGTCTTAAAGGAATCCCACGTTGATAAAATTCAACTTTAAGTGCTCCTGTTGCTTCTGCAATATTGAATACACGACCGTGCGCCGCGAAAGCATAATCTTCAAACGCAACATAATCTGGTTTACATTTTACATCATCCAAAATGGTATAATAAATTCTATCTCTGAAGGATAGATATTGTTCAATCCCATTAGGAAAATCTTTTTTCTTGTAATAATACATTTTGTCAGAAGCATCTTTTTTCTTCTGAGTAAATCCAAGATAATTTCGTCTTATGATATTCAAATTATCATCGGTTACAAACCAAACCACACCTGGAGAATTTATTGAGTTATCAACGCCAACTATAACCATTAATCAATCTCCTTCATTCTCATTATAACAGTACCGTCATCTCTAATTAATCCTTTATAAAGAATAATCTTTTTTCCTGAAAGTTCTTTTTCAGCCTTCTTAAGAGAATCAAATTTGTACGATTTTAAAACCACACATTCATTCTTACCATTAGATTTCATTAAAGCAATTGGCTTATCTACACAAATAATAGTCGTATTATTGAATCTGTCAAGAACGAAATCTTCAGGGGTTTGAAGATCATCAAATGTGAGCATATCTTTTTCCAAATCTCTACTGTTCTTAATAATCTCTTTGGCTTTATCAAGATCACATTCAACTTCATCACAAAAAGTTTCTTGTTTATTCTTTTCTGCAATTTGTTCTGGTGTAAACATTTCAACACCTGAAAGTACTTCTTTCGCAACCTCAGGATCCACACCCTCTTTACAAATCTTATCTTGAATTTCGTCCATCACTTTTAAAGTTTTTTCATCTTTTTCATTTTGCTTTTTAATAAGTTCATCAAATTTTTTCATTATTTCAATAACCTCCGGTTAAATAAATTTTATCAAAGATACTTGTCGTGAAAAATTGATTTAGAGCCTCATACGACAAATGATTTTTGATTTTAGGAAAATTCAATACTAAATCATTTATATCTTTCACGCTGCCATTAAATGCTATTGATTTTAAAAATGTTTGCCAAAGAAAAACTGATTTACCTTCAAGCAAATATTGATACGCCTTTTCCATTCCGGCCTTGTCATTATCAAACAAATAATGACAATCAACTCCTTTAAGTGTCTCTCTAACCTTTTCAGGAATATTTGTTCCAAGTGTTGCAATAGAATTCTCTACGAATATTGAATCAATAGGGCCTTCTAAAACTGTAACTGGTCTCGTTTTATCTATATTGTAAATGCCGTAAACGGCTTCATCCCTATTTTCTTGTCTGTTAAGATATTTAGGCAACATATACGGTAATAACGCCCTTCCCTGCCAATAATAAATATTTTCATCTTTATTGAAAAAAGGAATAATTAATCTATTTTTATATTTACCATCTGTTGCAAAAAACCAAGTTGACCAAACATCTTGAGTTATTCCTCTATTTTTACAAAAATTTATTGCTGCACCAAACATATTATTTTCATCACTATTATGTTCACAAAGAGGTTCAAAAAACTTAACGTCTTTAAGTTCTTTTCTCTTAATATTTTCTTTCTCTTTTTTTATTTCTTCTTTTTTCTTAATTTCAATTTTCTTCCATTTTATTTTAGATTCATCATCTTCTTTGTTAGAAAGAAGTTCTGAAATATAAGATTTGTAATTGGTTGGAAAATACAATTTCATCCAATATTCAGCATTCATTGATTTACCACAATTATGACAATAAAACTGCCATGTTTTTCTTTTTTTCTTTGGATTATCCCTATAAAGAAGATACCCCCGCTGTTTAAATTTATTTGTTTTTGAATCACCACAAATATTACAACGAAATCTTATAAGTGTTTTTTTAGATAGATCAGGTTTTACAAAAAATGTACCAATAACAATTCTAAGATGTTTTTCAAGAACATAATCATTAAATATAAAATTCATAAGAAAAAGGGGAGCTTTCGCTCCCCCACCGTTCATTTATTATTGTGCGCCTTTACGAAGTTTTGCCAAAAATGCATCTTTATCAACACTGGCTTTAGTTGATGGTTTTTCCTTTTGTGTTTCCTGTTTTTCCTCAGAATCTTTCTTTTCTTCAGACGGTGCATTATTAAAAAACTTATTAGCTTTTGGTGTTTCTTCGCCAATAACTTTTGCGAATCTATCTGCCAAATCTTCATAAGATTTGAACTTATTTGGAGTTACAAACTCATTTACATCATACAATTGTTTTACAACTTCAGAAATAATAGCATCATCAAGAGCCGATGGATTTGAAAAATTTGAACTATCATAATTTGGATATGATCTGTCACCGCTCTTAACAGTTTTAACAATAAGTTTAAAATTTGCTCCTTCATAAGGATCAAAAATCATAATTGGGTCATCAAATTTTCCTTCAATTGCATCCATAACCTTCTCTTGAATTTTCTTACCATAACGAAAAATGAACACCTTTCCTTCATTTGAAGGATTTTGTTCATCTTTGATAACTAAAATATTTGAATAATAAGAAGTTCTGCGAGAACGCCCACGAACTGTTTCAGGATCATCGTCCCAAAGATCACTATTAGCTTTACAAACTGGACAGTCTTTACCAATTGTTGTAGGACAATTATTTATGAACCAACTACCATGGGCTTTAAATCCATGAGAATAAACTTTTGAAAACGGAATTGATTCAAGATCTTTATTAGGTAAAAAACGAATAACTGCGCTGGCTGTGCCGTTATCTCCAGGCTTAAGATAATAAATTCGTTCATCTTTAAAATTTGAATCGCCTTTCTCTGCATCTTTAATTTTTTTTGTGATTGCTCCCCAATTCATATTCAACTTCTTAGCCATTTGTGGCCTCCTTTTTGTAGATTATTTTTTTATTTTTTTTATTTTTTTTATAATTCTTTTAAATTTTTTTAATTCTTCTGCTTCTTTAAAATCACTTGTTTCATCAACATCATTTTCAAGCATAATGTAAAATAACGGTGATACTCTATTTTTCATTATTAACTCATCATAAACAAAATTCCTCCCATCTCTATTTATTTTGAAATACACTGATATATCTTTGAAATTTAATTTTTTATCAAGCTCTAATATAAACTGTTGATCTATAATAAATTGAGCTTCAGTATACAAATTTTTTATTACATTTATATTTTTAGTGTTAACATCTGCCCACTTTAATTTAGTATTAAATATAGAATTGTGTAATAAAAATAATGAAAAATCTTGATAATTAAATCTTGAATTTTCAATTTCATTATACACCTTTTTACATTGATTTTTTAAATAATCACCAGATCTATTAAACCAAGTAATACTATGTAATTTGTCAAAAGGAACATCTTTTCCTTTTTGCCATCGTATAAAATTTTGATAAATAGAAAATACTTTAAGCGATGAGCTTTCTTTTAATCCCATTAAAACACCAAATATTTTTTAAGTGAATTCTTTTTTAATTTAATATTATATTTTTCCGCCATTTCACGAACAAGAATTTCTTTATTATCCCGACTCAATAATTCAAGAAGTTTCTTAAATGTGACATAATTTTTTTCCACAAAAATTAAAGAATTATACATATTTATCCCATGTTTAGTTTTACAAACATAAAGAAGTTCATTAAATTTTCTTACATTTTCTTCACTAATATTTGTCCTTTTTTTGAAAAAGGTAGCAAAATTTAAACCATAAGATTTGACAATTTTAAAAAATTCTTCTTCATCTATCATAAATGAATAGGTGGATTCTACACCATTACGAAGATTGATAAATGTTTGATTAAAATTTATTGGACTTTGATTCATTTTTTCTCCTTAATAATATTTTAATATTCAATTTTTTAATATAATTGTCAAGGGCTTAATCCATCTCAATACCCGTTATTTCACTTCTCTTATGTTTCTTTTCTGTTTTCATCTTCTTTAAAATATCAACGGCCGCATCATCCACAACTCTTGTAGATTTTGCATTAGATCCACTTGGTGACATTGGTTTAATTCCATTTTCAGTTTCTTCTAAATCATCAAATATTCTCATTTTTGGATATTCAACACAAACATTTTGTTTCATCTTATTAATACCATATCTATTTTTCAATATAATAAAACAATATCTACCGGCTTCTCTATATTCATCTGTTTGGGTAACACCAACAATTAAATCCGCCGTGGCGGCTGTTCCAATAGAATCACTTACATCTGTTAAATCTATTGTTGCAGAACTAAAACCACCACGATTAGTTTGAACAGCAGAAACAACAGGCAAACCAAATTCAACACCAATTGCACGGAGTTCTTCACTAACACGCTTTTGTTCACCATAAGAATTATCACCATTTTTCGTGTTAATCGGAACCATAAGCCCCATATAATCCACAAAAATAATATCAGGAACAAACCCCCTTTTAACTTTAAGCTCTTTAAGAAGGTTTCTAATTTTATTTGTGTTCAAAGACCGAGGAGGAAATTCTTTAACAGAAAATTTATTAGAAAATTTACTTCCAATAGTTTTAAATTTAGAATCAAAAGATTTTTTTGTTAAGAATCTTAATTTCCCAATATCTATATCAAATAAATTAGAAAGTATTCTTTCAGTTATTTTTTCCTCTGACATTTCAAGGGAAATATATAAAACTTTTTTATTATCAAGCAAAGCATTTACAGCAAGAGAACACATAATTAAACTTTTACCTAAATTTGTTTCCGCAAGAAACAATGATAATGACTTCTCATGAAACCCGCCTGTTATTAATTTATCAATTGTTTTTAATCCTGAAGATACAACTTTATCTTTACTATGAAGATGTTTATAAATTCTATCCCGGCCGACATCTGAAAACAGATCCAGACCAACCTCGGTATTAAAACTAAAAGCCATTTTTTCTCTAATTTTATCTGGCGTTTCAGTTAAACCATCTAAATCATCTTCCTTAAGAGCGGATGCCGCTTGAGCTAATTCATTTAAAATCATCTTACGTTTAAAAAAATCTTCCATCTTTTCGAGAATATATTCTTTATTGTAATCTGAAATATCTATATCCAATGATTCAAAAAGACAATCAAATGCATCTTTACTATGAAGTTCTAATTTCATTTCTGGAATAGTAGGAAAAGAATCATTCTTTTCAATAAATGATATAATAGTTTGAACAATTTCTTTTGTGGAAAATCCATCAAAAATATCAGGAATAAGGAAAGGGAGAATTTTCTCCCTTACCTCTATGTCACTAAACAGAAATTTTATAAGTATCTTTTCAAAAAATAATGGGTCCATTTGGACATCATCCGACATATTATTTTTCCTTTTTCATTTTTTTCTTATTAATAAGTGCATATTTTCTTTCAATCATTTCCATCAAATTAGAATTCTCTATAACATTTTCCCAAAATTCAGAATTTAAATCATTATCTTTTTCTTTAATTGTTTTGTTTTTAAATTCTAATGCTTTAGAATTACCAATTTTAGTTGCATTAACAACACCTAAATCAAGAGCTAATTCAGCAAGACCGGAATATTTTCTAATACCTTCATCATAATAAACATCAATTGGTATAGAAGTTTTTTCTCTAATATAACGTGATTTATTAACTCTGATAACAAATTGATGTCCTAACAATTCCTTACCATCTTTAATCATTCTCTTACCAATTATCCAAACGTTATCCGCCGCAAGTTCTCCTCCTTGACCACCACCTACAATATCTGTTGGAATAAAATCTTGAGTTTTATAAGTATGATTTATATTAACCAAAGGAATATCAAGTAATTTTATATTAAGTGTTACTGTTCTCCAAAAACTTTTAAGACCTTTGGCTCGAGACATATCAACTTTAATTTTTCCGTCTAAAGCGTCTGCAATTTCTTTTTTACTTGCCATTTGACCAATAGAATCAATAAAAATCATTACCCTTGCATTAGGATCATTTAATTTTTTCAAATTATCAAGTTGTTGATTTAATTCAATTTTCATTTCTTCAACGCTTGGAATTGGTGTCCATACAATCCTGGATGTATCAAGACCAAACAATTCAAGATAATCTGGTGGTGAACCTAATTCAGTATCATAAAACATACAAATTCCATCAGGATATTTATTTTGGAATGCTTTAATCAAATATAAACCAAAAAGTGTTTTAAATCTTTTAGATTCACCGGCAAGAGTCAAAACACCACCACGCAAACCGCCTTTTGCTTTTCCTGATAAAGCAATATTAAGAACTGGAATATCTGTTGGGCATTCTAAAACTTCTCTATTAAAAACTTTAGATTCACTTATTTTTGAAGTGAATTTTGAATTAGAATTTTTAATAAGAAATTCCGCAAGATTTGTTTCTTTTTTAGCCATTCATCCTCCTTAATAACTTAATAATTTTTTCATCTTAGATTTTTTAAGATTAATTTGATTCCATCCTAATACATCAAAAAATCTTTGAATTATTGTTAAAAATGATTTTTCAAACTGAAGTTCATAATCAATTTCAAAAATATCTTCAAACTCTTTAGGATATTGATTAATAAATGCTATTACATTTTGTTTTAAGTAATTATTTTCTTTGATAAATACAAACTTTAACTTTGTACCATTGTTTACAGGAACTAAACCATCAATCCCCTTTTTAGCAATTGTATAATTGTAATTAATTGCTGCTCGAGCATGAATTGGAACCCCCTTCTTATACTTTAACCCATCTTTTAAATATGTTTTAATTGGATCCGCATATTTTGTATATTCAGATATACCACGTGGCGATGAAATTTCAGAAATATCTTGTTTTTTAAATTCTTTTTTAACTTCTTTTAATTTTGTGATTACTTCTTCCTTATCTTTTGTATCAAAAATCAAATCAACAATGTTTGGAAGTATTTTTCTATTATATGCAGGAGTACTTGTTTTTATAATTTCAATTCCCGTAACCTTCATTTTAGGTTTATCATAAATTTTACCTTCATTATCCTTGACTCTTGTCACATATTTTTTCTTTGCAAGGATAATCATGTCTGTGATGACTTTCTCTTTTTCAAAAACAATCAACTGCGGAACACCAAATTTTTCTGCATAAAGATTCAATATATCCTGAAAGAATGGCTTTAAAAAATCATCATTGAAATGATTAATCCATTCCACAAATTCATCATCTGTAACAAAATTCAATCCAAGTTTTTGGAATGTTTCATCGAAACAGAAATAATTAGAGTTGTGAACTAAAATATCATTAGCAAAAAAGTTATGGTTATCTTCAACTTCAATATCATAAACATCCATTTCTTTAATACCCAAATCTTCAATTTCAAACTCTTTTGTAGTAAACATTTTTAATCCTCCAAAAAACTTAAACATTTTTTTTACAACAATTTCATCTCCTGGTAAAATATCTTTAGGAGAAACATCTATATAAAAACCATTTCTTTTTATAATAATCGAATGATCTTCAGTGCAAACAACTTCTTTATCTTTAAATTTTATTTTATACATTCTCTTTTTGACTTTATGTTTTGAAATATAGTTAACTTTTCCGAAATTTTCTTCTAATTTTGTGGGTAAATTATAAGAGGTTTTTTTAGTTTTCCCAGACAACACCTTTAAATTACATTGATTGTGTAAACTAACAATTTCATTTTCTTCTTCATTAGAACCATAAACATCTTTATACTTATTAAACAAATCTTCAATAGTTTTATCGCCTTCATTTGTAATTAAAATAGAATCACCAGCAACACTGTCTGTATCTATTAATATACAAGGATTATTTTTAAGTTTATTTTTTTCATCTCTAATAGGAAAATATGTTTTATTCTGCCAAAAATAATTCTTAAAATAATCATTTGTGGTTTCTGACAAATATTTAATTAAATGCTGGCTTGACAAAGTAATAGTCATAGCACAATAATTATTATAAAGATGAAAATGTTTATTACCTAAAACTCCATACATACTGTTGATTAAAATCTTTCTAATTTGCTGTTGTCTATCATAATATGATTGAAGGTCTTTATCGCCGTTATCTCTGGCTTCATACATTAATTTTTTCATATCTTTACGTTCATTAAAAATCTTACTAACAATTTTAGATAAAACACTAACTTTATCTTTCCTATAATATATACCACCAACCTTTAATTTTTCCCCACCAGTAAGATTCCAAGTTTTATATTCTGAAACAGGACAAGAATAAAGATTCTTTTTCTCTTCTTCTGAAGGATTAAGAACGAGTGTATCGGGACCAATATTGTATTGCATAATCATGTGGGGGTACATACTGGCGACATCTAATGAAACCACTTTCTGATACATACCTGGAATTGCCATCACAAAAGCTCCGGGCAATTTTTCCTTGTGTGATTTTTCTCTATCTGGAAGAACCATTCCTTGTTCATGAAGAAATTTTAAAATATATCCCGTCAAAACACTCATTTGAGAAAAAACTGCTTGGAATGGAACAAGAGCTTGATAAGCAATATTGACCACAAGTTCAATAAATCTAAGCTTATTTTCAAGCTTTTCAACAAGCAATACATCTTGAACATTATAATTAACAAAATTATGCCAATCATCTCGCCACGCTGTGTTTATTGTACCTTCATAATCCAGCTTTCCTTCTCCGATTTCTAACGTTCCTATTGCTTGTAAAGAATAACTGTCTCTTGGAGAATATGTGAATTTTTTATATAATGCTCTTAAATCGAGTATTGCTACACCACCAAATCTAACATCACCTTTATAAGTTATTTTATCATCATTAACTGGTGAAAAACATTTTTTTATACCAAGATTTTCTTTTCTGTTTTGTAAATATAAAAAATCAAATTCATCTGAATACCATCCTGTAAAAATGTCAACCTTCTCTTTACGACTAATTTCTATAGCCTTTTCAATTAATTTTTTTTCGTCCGGAATCCAATGATATTCCTTTACAAAACTTTCTCCTGAAACCTTAGTTTCATCAAATTCACGAAGACCTAAAGTTACTAATCTTCCTGATTGAGAAAATTTCATTGTAATAAGATTAACGGGCCATTTTGCTTCTTCTGGTTTAGGAAACTCATTTGGTGACTCAACTTCAATATCAAGAAAACATATATTAATATCTTTCATATTTGGAGTAAGTGTTTTACCAAGATATCTTTGTTGAAGATATTTAACTTCTATTGGAATATCTGTTTCGCAAGTTTTAATTCCTGTTTCCCTAAAAGCTTTCATTCTATCAATATCCTCGGCTATTTTAGGAACTACAGGACTTTCATAAATATCTGTTATTTCTGATTTTTTAGTTTTATCAGGAATATAAAAAACCAATTCTGGTTTTTCTTCTATCTTTACTGTTTTACCATTATTTATTTCCCAAAGCTGAATTTTGTTTGACTTTTGATTGTAGTAAATACGTTTGAACATGTACTGTCCTTTCTGGCTTCGTCATTACTCGTATGACTTACCGATTAATAAGTTAACAACTGTCTCTTCTTTTTTACCTCTGTAACCTTGGCGGACAAATAGGTATTGTTTTTGGTCTGAATCAAATTGATATTATCTTTATATTAGGGAAACTTCTGATCATAGTTTTAATGTAGATAGCTACACCACCAGCGAAAAATATGTGTGCTGGTTTTACAATTATCGCTATTTTCTTATCAAATTTATTCATAAAAACCCCTTCAATGTGAAATCGCTATAATAATATTCAATTTCACAATATAATTGTCAAATTCTGAAAGTCGACGCCAACATATTGAAGAGAAAATTTAAGACATACAACATGCTGTTATTTACGCCATTGAGGATAATTTTCGTAAATGTAATCCTCTAATACCTGGAAAGACTCTTTAAGTTTTTCTATGTTTCCTTCTCGATTGTTGAAGGCTGCCGCCTTGCCATGACCACCACCAAGATTAAGGTCATTAATAATCTTACCCAAATTTACATCATCCGATTTTGATCTTACACTAATGTGTTTACTTCTTGCATTCTGAACCAATACAAGTTCATAACCATCTTTGTAAAGTAAGCGGTCTGCTATATCGTTAAGGAATTGTGTTACAGGAACGAAACAAGCATTGATTTTTTCGAACTCGAAAACTAATAACTTATCATAGGTTTCAAAAAACTCTTTTCTACGTTGACGAAAGAAACTTAATTCCTGAGGAGTAAATCTAACATCACCATTCATAAAACGCATCCTAAATTTGGTGTCGCCCATCTTCCAAAATAATTCATTGATGAAACGACTCTTATGCCAATTATGAATCCAAAGATCATAATCGTTGGCGTATCTAACTAAATCATTTAAATGATTTAGATTAATATTATATGTTTCTTCAACCCAATTTTTTGTTAAAAGTGCACCACAAACCCCATCAATGGAATAAATGTTTTTTTCAGGATTAAATATTTTCTTAGACCCTTGATGATGATCTAAAATAATAATTTTATCAGTACTATCTAAAGTTTCAACTTGCTTAGGAAAGCAATCAGTAACAAAAATAGCATCGTAATCTTCTAAATTAGTTTTTTCAATTATAGAATCAACATTTGTAAAGGTACAACTAATACATTTAATATTTTTAAAATAATTTGCTAAAACTATTGAGCATGTAACACCATCAAAATCCCAATGGCTTATACTTAATATTCTACTATCCCGTGTTAATTTTTTTGGGTTCATTTAATCCTCTCTTTTATAAATCATATTTTCAATATTCAATTTTATAATATAATTGTCAAATTGACTCTTCAAAATTATCTTCAAAATATTTTTTTTGCAACATACCATTGATCTTTATGATTTTTAGGGTTTCTTGCAACCATTCCCATATCTGTCTCAGGATCATCGACATTACTAACACTAATATTTGTTAAATCTTCTCCTTTAATATAAGGTCTCATCTCTGCATAATTTTTTCTTCGGTATTTTTTAAATGCGATTTCCATTTTTTTTCTCCTTAAAAGTATTTTGAAAAATTATTAATAAATCTTGGTGAATCTAACCACCGCCCATCTCTGTCAAGCATATTATATTGATCTGTTATTGTCTTATTAAACAAATTAGGCTCCGAATATTTATTTAAAATCAATTCATCTAATTCCTCAACAGTTACCTTTTCATTAACTTTAACCAAATTATTATCATAGGGGCTTGGCATACCATTAGTAAATGTTGTACCAATACTAACACACCCTGCGGCACAATACTCAATATGTTTAATATCTGATTTACTATAATTAAAATAATTTTGTACAAGTGGGGATATGCCAAAATCTGGTTTAAACTTCAAAATTGGAAGATGATACTGAAAGCTATTTAACCAATTTATAACTAATATCTTATTCTTTATTTTTTCAAAAAACCAAGGCAGCCCTCCCATACAACAAAATTCTATTTTTTTATCCACAACACTTTTAATCACCCAATCAGTCCATTCACTATCCCAATCGCCTTTTAATCTACGAGCATTACAATAATGAGTAGGCGAGCCTGTATAAATAACACGAGGTTTTTCTAATTTCTTTTTAATCAATGGTCTTTTTCCATTACCTTGCCAAAAATATTTTGGTATAGCATTAGGAATAACTACGACATTTGATTTTACACCGGCATTATTAACTAAATAATCTTTTAGAAATTTAGTTGAGACACAAACAGTATCCATCATATTCATAATTTCTATAGTAGATTTTTTAGTTTGTGAATCAATTTTGGATGATGCTAAATTATAATCTGGTATTCTTTCCCCATTATTTGGACCATCCCAAATAAAGTCATCAATATCATACACCATTTTAAATTTATATCTTTTTTGAAGATCTTTAAATTTTTTAATTTGGGGAATTTGAGACGGCGACATTGTTCTTTGAAAAAACATTGATCGGCATCTTATAAGAAAATCGTGTTGATAAATGAAAAACGGCGCAATAAATGGAACAACCTTCCCATCTTTACCAGCAACAGCATTTAAATAAGTCATAGGAAATATGTTTCTAATATGACCACAACCTGTACTATCAGAAACATAAGAAATAAGTAGATTTTTCCGAACCTTTTCAATATTAGATTTTATTTTTATTGTTCCAGGGTAAGATTGATTAGGATTATCTAATTGATAATCAAATTTTGTTAAATCACTTGTTGGTAAATTTTTTTCACTCATTTTAAACCCTTTCAAATTATTTGTTAAATTTTAAATTTGTTCGCCTTTAGAATTTTTATATAATTCATTAACTATTTCTTTAACTTCATTTTTATTATCTATATTTAAATTTTCTATATATTCTTCAATCAATTCTCCGACAGATTTAATTTCAAACTCTAATTCATCTTTTGAAAAAAGATTATGATTTATAAAAACATTTGGTGGGTACGCCGGTCCTAATTTTTCAATTTTATTAACATATTTCTGAATCTCATTATCATCTGTTTTACCTATATCATAATCAACGGAAATATCAATTACATTTCCTTTTACTATTGATTCATTAAACTCTTCAGGATATTTTAAATCTATAAATTTAATTGTTTTCTTTGAATTTACAAACTCATAACTTAAATCTTCAAGATTCAACACACAAAATCCTCTATCTTCTCCTTTATCATGGCGAGTTAAATGAAATGGGCTTCCTACCATTATTATTTCTCCACCCCTTCCTTTAGTTATGGATCTTTGATGAAAATGCCCTGAAAATGTCAAAGTATAATTTTTATGAAATACTATTGTATCAATTCCTCTGGGAGAAATAGTTGTTTTATTAAATGGTACTCCAGCTATTTCAAAATGACCAAAACAAACATCACAATGAATATTTTTATTTGCTACTCTTTTAGAAAAATTTTCATTATTTACTTGCCAAGGAACATATAATAATCTTTTATTTTCTAATTCAATTAATTCAATATCTTCATAAACAGTTAAATTTTTAAATTTTTTCAAAAAATTTAAAGAATGAACTTCAGTCGTTGTTTTAAAATAAGTGTCATGGTTGCCCGGAAAAATTCTAATCTTAAATCCTTCTTTATCAAATATTTCGAATAGGTTAAACACACAACTTTTCATGTATATATTAAGGGTGTTCCTGGTATCAAACAAGTCACCTAAAAAAATTATATCATTTATATCATGTTCCTTAAGATAAGGTATAAATTCATCATAAAAAAATCTAAGTTGACTATCTAAAAAAACTTTTGAAGATTTTTTTATTCCAAAATGCGGATCAGCGACCAATGCCATCTTCATTAAAAATCTCCTTAAAGTTCAGCAGTTTGATTTACATAATCTAAATTTTCATTAAAATCAAGGCTAACAAATAAATTTTGTTTAGTTTTATATTTCTTAATATTCTGAACAAAAGAATTATAAGCTATCATTGTAAAATATGAAAATGGATTAGTTCTTGTTAAATCAAAATTTTTCATATATTTTAACATAACAAACACGGCATCAGATTCCATTTCAGCCTTTCTGTCTGGAGTATAATTAATAAAATTTGGTTTATTCAAAAAATTTCGGGCAATCTTTTGAAAAATAACACCTAATTTCTCATAATATTTTCTGGAGCCCGTCTTATCATATTTTCTTAATATTTCAAGAAATTCTTTATTGTCAACATAATGATTCTTCATAATACCTCCTTAATAAATCTTTTCAATCTTTGAAAACCCAGATGCTTTTGTTACTCTAAAATGTGAATCAAACTCTTGAACATCTTGAAGTCTATGACTAATGATATAAATGCTCATATTTTTATTATTAGAAATAAGTCCACTCAAAGATGAAAGCATTACTTCCAGACCATCTTCATCAACTTGACCATCTAATAATTCATCCATAATAAGAAGCGAACAATCCCAACTACAAATAATTTTGGTCACGTCAATAAATGCAAGTAATATGGAAATATCAATTCTCTTTTTCTCACCTTCTGAATGGGACATATATGATAATTCTTGTCCAACCTTTTCTATCCCATAAATTTTATCCTCTAATAATTCATTTAATTCCATTTTTATAGGCATTTCAAATTTTTTAAGATATTCATTTATTTTAACATTTAAAATTGGCATAAGTTTTTTGAAAAAATATGCTTTAATACCATTATCTGAAAGAATTACAGAGGCTGTTTCACTATGATATAAATTAGTTTTTTCTTCTTCTGTTTCTTTATAAAGATTAGTATAATATTTCATTTTTTTATCTTGTTCAATTTGTAAATTTTTAATATCAAAATCGAATGAGCGTTTTTTAACAATAACTCTTCTTTCTTCTTGATCTATTATTTCATTAGTAAACCATTTAGCTTTATCTTCAAGAGATATAATTTCTCTTTTAAGATTATTTTGGTCTTCTATATTTTGTTCAATATAATTTAATTGTTCCTTAGCTTTATCAGCCTTTTTTTGATACTTATCTTTTTCCTTAGAATGTTTTTCATTCTTAATATTAAGTTCATCAATTTCTTCATATCTTGAATCTTTTGAAAATGATCTCTTACAAGTAGGACAAATTTCATTCTCTTTAAGAAATTTAATCTTCTTATTATTAGATTGGATTTTATAATTTTCTTCATTTACAGAATCTCTCCAACTTTGATATTCTTTTTGAAATTCTTTTTTCTTTAATTTCAATTTTTTAAAATCATCAATAGAATAAGTTTTAAATGTTTCAATTTGAGACCAAATTGATTCTCGTTCAGTTTCATATTTATCAATTTTATCATTTAGTCTTTTAATATCATTTTGTTTAGTTTCTTCAAATGTTTCTTCAGCATGTTTCATTTCATTAAGTCTATTTTGATTACCTACAAGATTTTCTTCCAATATTTTTAATTCTCTTTCATTCATTTGAACCTTTGTTTTTATACCGGCCATATTAACTTTAAGTTGACGGAGCATTTCACCAAAAACTTTAACATTAAAAATTGATTCAATAATATCTCTTTTTTCTAAAGTTGTCATTGAAAGATATGGTTTATTATAATTAATTGCAAGTGATATTACTTGTTTAAACATAGTGTAATTAATACCAAGAATATTATTTATTTCGTCTTGTGTTTGTCTTTTAGTTGAAAGTAATTCTAATTTATTATTATTTTTAAGGATTTCTATAGTATCTGGAAGTTGTTGTCTTATTATATTATAAATATCGTTTCCAATCTTAAATTTACATTCTACATATAATCCTTTTTTGTTTATTCTATTAATAAGTTCTCTATTTTTAATTTTTCTATAAGGTTTTCCAAAAAGACAAAATGAAAGTGGATCAAGGAGACCACCAGATTTTCCTTGACCATTCTTTCCTGTTATAAGGTTTAAGCCTGGATAAAAATTAATGGTTGTAATACCTTTGCCAAAAGATAAAAAATTTCTAAATTTTAATTCTTGAAATTCTACATACATGAAAAATTATCCTTTTCTTTAATCTTTATATTTAAATATACTATTCTAATCTATAATTGTCAAGCGATCAAATTAATACCCCCATTTGTCAAGGGTTTTATTACTTAAAATTATATATATTTAAAAATGTGAAATACGAGTGCGGTTTCACAAAATGATAACAAATTGTATCAACAAACCTTACAAAAGGAGGTAAAATTATGAAATTACAACCATTCTTCGACATCTTTGGAGAAACATTCGATATTCTAACCAGAGATCCATTTGAGGGTTTTCATTCCTCACTTTTTAATACTACAACAAAAGTAGATTATCCGTATAATATTAAAGTCAATGATAATTCTTTTAATATTGAAATTGCTGCTATAGGATTAGATAAAAAAGATATTAATATTGACGTTGAAGATAATAAATTAATTGTATCTTCAAATAAACCTCAAACAAAAGAAAATAAAGACAATTATATTATCAAAAAATTAGTTGACAGAAATTTTACACTTTCTTGGGATTTTCAAGCTGATGTAGATCTTAAAAATATTGAAGCTATACTTGATAAAGGACTCTTAATAATTAAAATTCCTAAGAAAAAGAATTCTATTGATAAAAAATTGAGAATTGAAATTCAATAAAATCATTAAAACGCGCTCAAATTCTAATAAAAAAGCAACGTCAATTTTGATGTTGCTTTTTTTATTATTAAAATTCATAAAAAACCACAAGATGTTGTATATTTAACTATTAACTATACAAAATGTGGGGGTCTAAAACTGAATTCTTGACAATTATAATCTAAAATTTTATATTAGGTTAAAAAGATTTACCAGGTACTTTTCATATACTTATTATTATTATTAATATAATTAATTAAGTAAATAAACATTAAGTTCATTAACACACCGGCTTGCGCCGGAACTTTTGAGAGGAGAACTAATGACTGATTCTGATTATAAAAAACTAAAAGATTATCTTGAAGAAGAACTTCAATTTGACCCAACAAATCCTCAAAGTTTAAGAGATAAACAAAGTAAGATACCACAATTGCTCCAACAATTTCTAACAATATATGCAAATGAAAAAGAACATTTAATTTGGTTACAATCACGATTAAAAATAACTCATTCTGAATTTTTCCATAAATACAAATACAATAGAGATAAAAAAGGTAATCCAATAGTAAATTTTGATTTTGATTATAATCTTAATACAAAAGGCGACATTGAAGTTTATGTTCAAGGTGATGATAATTATGCTAAAAAAGCTTTAGCTGTAAAAAAGCAGGAATTACAAGTTGAATTTTTAGATAGAAGCATTCAAAATATTAAAGATATGAGTTGGGCATTGAAAGCAAGTTTTGAACAATTAAAGTATTTTGAAGGTGGTTAAAATTAAATATCAATTTATGGAATAGAAATAATCAATCTTTTGTTGAAAATATAAATATTCTTGTATTTAAGTTTTTAACAAAGGAGTTGATTTGATTCGATTACACAAAGTTAATGAGGTATATCTTCGTGTAGAATGTTCATTTGAACAAGCATTAGAACTTAAAGAATTCCTCAGTTGTTACGCACCGAATTTTCAATTTCACCCAAAATTCCGTCAAAAAATTTGGAATGGTAAAATATCTTTTTTTGATTTTCGCACCCAATGTTTACCTATTGGTCTTCTTGAGAAATTTATAGAATTTTCAAATAATTTTGGATATGATTATGAATATTCTTTTCCAATTGAAGAACTCTTTGACTCAAAATTTTCTATTGATAAACTAAACATCTTTTTTATGAAAATATTTTCTGGTGTTAAAATTAATGACAAACTTCTATATCCAAGAGATTATCAAATAAAAGCTATTCAAAATTGTCTTTATCGTCAACGTGGAGTAATTGAATCACCAACTGGTTCAGGAAAATCTCTTGATATTTACTCAATAATTCGTTATATATTAGAAAATACTGAAGAAAAAATTCTTCTTGTTGTTCCTTCAGTATCACTTGTAGAACAAATGTTTTCTGATTTTTTTGATTATGGGTGGAAAAACGCCAATAATTATGTAGATATTTTATATTCTGGTAAAATGATTACTGGAAAAAGAGTACTTTGTTCAACTTGGCAATCTATTTACAAAAAAAGTTCTGGTTTTTTTAAAGATTTTGGTGCAATATTAATTGATGAAGTTCATAGTGTTGGGTCATCTCAATCAATACAATCTGTTGCTAAAAAATGTACTAATGCTAAATATAGACTTGGGTTTACAGGAACTCTTCCAGAAGAAGATCATGATATTTTTAACATTTATGGTTATTTGGGGCCGCAAATTTTTGAATTAAAATCTGCTGAATTGATTGACAAAGGAGTACTTTCAAAAATAGTAATTGCTAATATTCTTTTTAAATATCCTGAAGCTATTGTAAAAAAGAATAAAAATAGAACATATCCAGAAGAAATAAGAACTATTGAAACTTATAAACCAAGATTTAAAGTACTTAAATATATTTTTGAAAATATAAAAGATGGTGAAAACACCCTAATTCTTTGCAGACATATTGATCATCTTAAAGAAATTATAGATTATCTTGAAAAAAATGTTGATGATAAATTTAAACTTTCTGTTATATATGGAGCCATAGGACCTGAAGAACGTGAAGGAATAAGAAAAATGATGAATATAGAAAAGAATATTATTCTCATTGGAACTTATGCTACAATGTCAACAGGTATAAATATAAGAAGAATACATAATGTAATTTTTGCTTCATCTTATAAATCTAAGATTAAGATATTACAATCAATAGGCCGTGGTTTAAGAACACATGAAGATAAAGATTTGCTTATTCTTTGGGATATAGTTGATGATTTAACTTGGAAAAAAAGAACTGGAAAATTGGGAAAGAATTATGTTTATGAACATTTTGAGCAACGGTTAAAGTATTATGAACAGCAAGGATTTAAATACCACAATCTTTTGTTGGGGGAAGAATAATAAATATTATAAAATAATTAAAGATTTTTAAGAGGAGAAGCAAATGTGGATTAAATTTTTTGGGTGGTTAACGACGCTATCCCTTAATTGGTGGCAAGCTTTAATTTTTTTGATTGTGGTTATGGTTGGCATATTATTATTAAATTTTCCTAAAACTAAACCTATTTGGGTTTGGTTAGTGACAAGAAAAAAGAAAAGAGTAAAAATTCCTTGTGCGAGTTGTATTCAGATTACATTTTCGAAGCGTGAAAAGATGGAAACAAAAAGAGAAATTATTGAAAATAAAATTTTAAAAGATCAGATGAATTTTGTTGAAACTAAATTATCTGAGCTAAATACACTCTGTATAAATAATTATAGTAAATTATTATCAGATTTTCGTGTTGATGATTCAGATGAACCTGGAAATGAAATTATACAATCCCGTCTTTATTGGGGAGTTTTGTTTGAAGCTTTAGAAAAGCTTGTTAAAGATGAATTAAGACGATCATTTAAAGAAAATGGTTTTTATGAGGTGGGTGGAGTAGAATTTCAACAATTTGTTAAAAATCGTTCAATGAATATTGTTTCCATACTTACATATCATATAAGAAATGCATACCCACCTAAAGGTTTAGGAATGATTATTGATCAAGAATATATTCTTAATTTCTTAGAAAATATTTCTTCAAAAATTGAAGATATAGCTTTTGACATTTATATAGAAGCAAAAAGAATAAAAAAAGTGGCACTTGATGAAATAAACAAGATTGAGACTTCATTTTATAAAGAAATGGATGAATATGAAAAGGAGCTTTCACTATGAGTGGATTTATAAATTATTTAGATAATAAGATGATTAAAAGTGTTCCAAGAAAAAAGAACTTCCAGCCAACAAAACCTTTTAATAAAAAAGAAAATATTTCTTTTGATGAAAATTCAGAGGTTTTTAATAGACTTGTAGAAGAGGTTTATAAAAGGGTGGTTAAAGAATTAAAACCAATTAAAAAGTTTGTTCCTAATAAACCAGTTGTTGAAAATAAATCTAATAAACTTAATAGACGAGAAAGTATTGGGAGTAAAGTTAGAGATATTTTAGAAGGTGTGTCAGATAGTAAAGTTGCACCAAAATTTGGTAATTTAGTTCAAGAAAGAACGACACAAGAAGGGTCTGGAATGTCAATGGGTGTTGATGAACATGGTGACCCCGTTCTGATTAAGCCAGTTAAAAAATTAACTGGTGATGCTAAAAAAGCAGCAAGTTTATTATTTTAAAAGGAGAAATTAAAAATGGCAATTAGTGTTATAATGAAAAATTTCAAAAAAGAGCTTTTCAAAGGTGATTTTGATTTAGAAGATGGCAATCTTTGGGTTGCATTAGTTAGTGGAACAGAAGGTGTTTCTACTTCTACATTTGAAAATATGATTGCTTTTTCTGCAGCTCAAGTGTATGAGACGAGTGGGTTTAATTCTGTGTATACATCCGGTGGACAAAAATTAAATACAAGTGCGATAACATTAAATGGTTCAATTGCACAATGGGATGCCGGTGATGTAACTTGGTCTAATTCTACAATAAATTCTGATGGGTGTGTTATTTTCTTGTCAGCCACAGATGTAAATGATAGTAAGTTAGTATGTTATATTAGTTTTAACGGTACAAAAGCATCCAGTCTTGGAGATTTTACTATTCAATGGAATTCTTTGGGGATAATAAATTTGGTTTAATTTTTAAAAATTGAAAGGGGTGTTATGGTTGATGAATTGACGTTTAGTACTTCTAATAGTATTCCGATCCCGATAGAAAATTTATATAAAGGGTGTTCTTGTTTTTTGGTTGTTGGTGGACCAAGCCTAAAAACTTTTGATTTAAAAAAATTAGATGGGTTAATTTCAATGGGAGTAAATAATTCCCCGGTAATTTACAAACCAAAACTTTGGACTTTCGTAGATGATCCTAATAAATTTCTTTTAAGTATTTGGAAAAATCCTTATATTATGAAATTTTCTCCTTTTCATAAAAAAGAGAAAAGATTATTTAATTCGGCCCGATGGGAAGATGTTCCTCTTAAAACTAAAGAATGTCCTAATGTTATCTTTTATCATAGAAATAATCATTTTCAACCGGCTAAATGGTTAAACGAAAAAACAGTTAATTGGGGTAATAGTAAAGAAAATGGTGGTACAAGAAGTGTGTTTCTGGCTGCTATAAAAATTCTTTATTTATTAGGTTTTAGGAAAGTTTTTCTTGTTGGGTGTGATTTTAGGATGAAAGAGAATGAACAAAATTATGCTTGGAAACAAGATAGAACAAGTGGATCTATAAAAAATAATAATAAAACTTATCAAGTTTTGAATGAAAGATTTAATATTTTACGACCTTTATTTGAAGAAAAGAATTTCTTTATTTTTAATTGTACGCCTAATTCTGGATTAAAATCTTTTCCTTTTATTGATTTTTCTGATGCTATAGAAATAGCAAAAAGTGATTTTGAAATTTTAGGAGAAAAAACTGAAGGTTTGTATGAACGTACCGCGCTTTTGAAAAAGGATAAAAAATGAATGGTATAATTTTTTATAATATTGGTTTTAAGATGTTAGTTAGATTATCGGTATCATTATATACCCTACGCCGTAATTATTCTGGTGATGTTACAGTAATTTGTGATGAGGATTCTTTTAATAAGTGTAAAAAAATAACTGATTTATTTGATGTAAATATACTTAAAGTAAAAAATGATTTGACAGGTAAAAATATTCCTTTCCTTAATAAATGTCTTCTTCATAAATTTTCTCCTTATGATAATACTATTTTTCTTGATTGTGACACTTTAATTCTTAAAAATTTTGATGAATTATTTGACTATTTTAAAAATTATGAATTTTTTACTACAAAATTTTCAAGTTGGACTATTAATAAAATAATATCTAAACGAATAAAAGCTTGGACTCCTTATTTTCCAAATTTAATTAAACCAGCATTAAATTTTGGTTTTGCCATTAATACAGGAGTTTTTGGTTTTAGAAAAGATAGTAAATTAATGAATGATTGGTTTTCTTATGCTGTTAAAGGAAAGGATTTGTTTATTCCAGATGAAACGAGTTGTCAATTAATACTTCATAAATATAATCATAAACTTGTTAGTCATAATTATAATACGAGTTGTAAATTTGATAAAATAACAGATGATACTCGTATAATTCATTTTCATGGAAGAAAACATTGTCGTATTCAAAATGGTGAATTTCTTTTTAATTCAAAACTTTGGTATAAGGAATTTGATAAAATTAGTTTTTGGTCAAGTGTTGAAGATGTGTTTAAATATGATAGAATGTTAAAGAATAATATTGAAAAAAGGATTTGATAATGAATTTTTCTATTGTTACTGGATGTACACCAGATTATTTAAAAAAATTAAAATGGACTCTCCCAACATGGAATAAAAAACCACAATTTAAAAATAAACCTCTAATAATTTTTTATAGTGGATTAACAAAAAAACATTTTAAATTTGTAGATAAGTATTTTAAAAATGTTACTTTAGTTGATTGGAAAATGTCAAAAGCAGAAAATGTTAGAGAATTAATGTTGTCTTCTTTTGTTTTGGGGTCTTTTCATGTAAATACAGAATATTTTATTAAACTTGATGCAGACACTTTTTTTACAAATGATAAAGATGTTTTTGATGAAGATGATTTTAAATACGATATTGTTTCTCATAGATGGTCATATACAAAGCCGGGTTGGTGGATTGATGTTCTGGAAAATTATTTTAATGGTAAAGAATCTTCCATAGTAAATAGAAATAATAATAATAGAAAAACAGAAAATAGAATACAAAGTATTTGTTGTTTACATAAAACTAATTTTGTAAAGTTTTTGGCAACAAAATTTAAGGATAAATTACCAGTTCCATCACATGATACTGTGGTTTGGTTTTTTGCTGATAGAATGAAAGAACATTCTTGGAAAGGAAAAAATTTAAAACGGTTTGGTGTAAATCACAATTCAAATTTTAGGAAACTTAGAGAAGAAATATGTTCTAATTTTTTAACTTTTAAAAATGATTTTTTAATTGATTCTTTATTAAATAATATTCAATTGGAATTAACTTCTTATTGTCAATTAAAGTGTTTTAATTGTGATAGAAATTGTGGTGTTGTCAATAAACAAGAATATTTACCAATTTCAAAGCTTTGGAATTTTGTTGAAGCCAGTATAATTAAAAAGAAAAAATGGAATAGGATTGATTTGATTGGTGGAGAACCAACTTATTATCCACATTTTAAAGAGATGTTTGATATAATAAAGATTTATAAAAATAAATATCCTAAGACGGTTATTAGATTTAGTACTAATGGATTAGGAGAATTTGTAAAAAATAAATTAAAAGAAATTCCAGATTGGGTTGTTATTAGAAATAGTAATAAAAAAAGTAAAAATAATAAATTTGATTCTTATAATTCTGCTCCTATTGACTTTGGTGAAAAATACCCCAAAGCATGTTCTATTCCTTGGAGGTGTGGAATTGCTCTGAATAAAAGAGGATATTTCCTTTGCGGTGCCGGTGCATCTGTTGATAAGGTTTTTAATTTAAATTCTGCTATAAATTCGTTTGATTATCTTACAATTGAAAATCTTTTGGTTCAAATACCTAAATTGTGTAAATATTGTGGACATAGTAATTGTAAATCTAAAGAGTTGGTTTGTGTTCCTAAAATTAGTAAAAGTTGGAAAAAAGCTCTTTCAGAATTTAATAATGGGGGATGAATGAATATTGAATTATTTTCTTCAGTTTATAATTTTCAAAAAAGATGGTGTTGGCATTTATCATCTTTGGTAGAACAAACACATAAAATTAAAATGAGATATAATGTAGCTTATGTTAAGAATAATGGGAATCCAAAAACTGAAGATGTTATGGATTATTTTAGAAAAAAATTTGGAATTGTGTTTAATCCAGTTAAATTTGAATCTAAAGAAGATATGCTCTATAGAGGACTTGTTAGAAATAAACAAATAAAAAAATCTAAAGGGTCTTGGTTCTTTTTTGTTGATTGTGATATAGTTTATTCAAAGAATTTTTTTAAAGAGATGACTAAATATCTTAATGATAAAGTTGATAAAATTATATCCGCACCTCAATTTAGTTATACAAATATAGAAAATACACAAAAAGTTTTTTCAGAATTTTCAAATTTTTATATTCCTGATGTTTATGAAAAGTCTTTGTGTTTGGGTATTAATAAAACAAAATCTTTTAATATAGCTCCTGGAGGAATGCAAATTGTAAGGAAACAATTGGTTATGGAAAAAGCTAATGGTAGATATGTGAATCCAAAACGTCATGGTGATAGGCCATTAGGAAATATAGGAACAAGAAGTGATATAAAATTTAGAAGAGCAATTGATGGAAGTTTTAAAGGATCAAAAATAATTAAACTTCCCACACAAATTCATTTGGAACATTATAGAAGTGTAGATGAAAAATTTAACCCAGAAGAACAAAAATGAATAATAAAATACTTTATTTTTTAACAGAAGCAGATAAATTGGTGGCCGGGAAATATGTAAATCCTGTTACTTGTGAAATTGATTTGACTACGGTTTGTCAAAATAATTGTTATTTTTGTATTAATAAAGAGTCTAATAATGATAGTCATTCTATCTTAAATCTTAATTTATTAAATAGATTATTGTCTGAATTAAAGATTATTGGTGTAAAATCTATAACGTTTACGGGGGGTGGTGAGCCTTTACTCCACCCCCATTTTGAAGAATGTGTTAGACTTGTCAAGTCTTATGATTTTAAGCTTGGTTTGATTACAAATGGAGTTTTATTGAATAAATGTATTAATTTATCTTCATCTTTTGATTTTATTAGAATTAGTTTATATGGTATAAACGAAATTACTTATGGGGAAAAAACAGGAAAACCGAAAAATTTTGGTTTAGTATATAAAAATGTAAAGGTTTTGGTAAATACTTTAAACCCTAAAACTAAACCTACAATTGGTTTTAGTTATGTTGTTCCAAAAGATGAACAAAATATAGCCGAAGCTAAACAATTTGCTAAAGAATTAAAAGTAGATTATATTCAATTTAAACCTATTCTTGGGAATGGGGATGATGAAATTGAAGAAATTAATTTGGATGAAAAGTCTATGATAACTAATAGATTTACACCTAAAAATGATATGCCGTGTAAGTTGGCTGGGTTGATTGGAATTGTTAGCGCAGATGGAAATGTATATTATTGTTGCATGAAGAGAGGAGATGATAAATATTTGTTAGGTAATTTAAAATATACTAATTTTTCAAAACTTTGGAAGAAGAGGTTAGAAATAGTTCCGGATTTTTTAAAATGTTCTTCTTGTAGATATATGAATTATGTAAAGGGTTTTGAAAATATAAAGGAATCTGATAAACATTTTCTTAAACATAAGGATTTTTTGTGATTTTAAGGGGTAATTCAAGAAGAGTTTTGTTTGATCAATTAAAAGGGGATCCTTATTTTTTGAAAAGAATTCCTCAAGGTTTGGTTAATAATTTTATTGATATAGGGTCAAATGTTGGTTTTATTTCAATGTTTATAAGATTTTTACACCCATATTCCAATATTCTTTCTGTGGAACCACATCCAGTTATTTATAATCAATTAAATGAAAATGTAAAAAATTTGAAGATTAATAGTTTAAATTGTGCTTTAGGTGACGGCTCGGATTTTTATTTGTTTTCAGAGAGAAAAATGGATTTGTGTAATCTTTTTTCTTCTGAAAAAAAGAATTCCAATCTTACTGTAAAAAGTATGACACTTAATAATATTTTTAAGTTTTCAAATTTTGATTTAGATGATGTGTATTTAAAAATTGATTGTGAGGGTGCTGAAACTATTTTGATGTATAATGAAGAATCAGAAAATATTTTAAGGAAATGTAAATTTGTTTCTATGGAATTACATAATAAAGATAAAAATAAAGGTACTATTGAAGAATTAATTGAGTGGTTTCAAAATTTATTAATGAAAACTCATACTATACATATTAAAAAGAATAGTGGTTTAGCAGCTAATGTTTTATCTATAAGGAAAGATATTTATTTATGAACATAAATAGATTAATGCCTAAATTTATTCAAGCTATAGCTCAAGGATTAAAATATCATGATAAATTAGACACTTATGTAGAGCTTGGTGTTTATAAAGGAAGAACATTTTCGAGAGTGGCTCCATTAACACAAAAAGCTTTTGCTGTAGATATTAGTGATAAATTTTTTGATAGAATTTCGGGTATAGAAAATGCGGAATTAATTAATACTTCAACTACAATTTTTTTAAATGAAAGTATTAAATTAAAAAGAAAATTTGATTTAATTTTTATTGATGCTAATCATAAATTTGAAAATAGTTTTTCGGATTTTTTATTATCTTTAAAAGTTATTAAAGATGGTGGAGTTATTATTCTTCATGATACATATCCAGCTTCTGATAAAATGATTTCTAAAAATGGTAATGTTAAGTGTGGAACTACTTGGAAAACTGCTTTAAAAATAAAAAATGAATTTTTGGATGAGTGTGAAATTGCTACACTCCCATTTTATCATGGTATAACAGTTGTAAGAAAAGTTTGTAGAAATGTTCAACTTGATTGGAAGGAGAATTGAAATGATTAGGAAAAGCAAAATTTGGGGAGAGACTCAGTTTTTATTTTCAAAAAATAATGTAGAAATACATAGAATTGAAATTAAAAGGGGTGGTTATTGTAGTAAACATTTTCATAATTTTAAGTTTAATATGTTTTTTGTTGAAACGGGTGTTCTTGATGTTAAAGTAAAAGAAAATGATTCTAATATAATAAATTCTACTATTCTTTATGGTGGTGATATTACAACAGTCGAACCCAGAAAACTTCACATGTTTTTAGCTAAAGAAGATACAATAGCGTATGAAATTTATTGGGTTGAATTGAATGGTGAAGATATTGTTAGAGAATCCGTTGGTGGGATGCATAAATTTGAAGATGATAAATATACAGGTAGATATTTTAGGAGACGAATAAAAACTATAAATAAGCAAGAAGCTAATTATGCTTATCAAATGAACTTTTTCTTTACACCTAAAATGGTTTATGATATTGGTTGTGGTTTAGGAGCTTATCTGGAACAATTTAAATGTTTAGGTTGTGAGGTTCTTGGATTTGATAAATATTTGGACCGGGCAAAGGCATATTGTTCACCTAATATTATTAATAACATAATTAAAGCAGATATTTTAAATGATAATAAAATTGAAAAGAAATCAGATTTAACTTTGTGTATAGAATTAGGGGAACATATTACTCCATTAAAATCTGCTGATTTTGTTAGAAACATTTGTAATTTATCAAATAAAGATATAGTTTTTGTTGCTGAGGGTCCCGGAAAGATTGGGAATGGTCATATAAATTGTAGAGAAAAAGAATATTGGGTTGCTTTATTTTCAAGTTTTGGTTTTCCAAGAAATAGAAAGAAAGAATTAGAGTTGAAGAATATTTTTGAATCCATTGGAGATGAACTTAATTTAAATAAAAATTTAATTTTATTTAGTAAAAGAGAGGTTTAAAATGGCTGAGGTTGCATTAAAAATTAATGCCGGTTCTGGTTTTGATGATGGTGATTCTATTCAACTTTTTAATAATAGACGAATTTTATCTGTAAATGCACAAAATATATGCTTTAAAGATATTAAATTTAATTTTCATGGATTAAGAGATGTTGATAGTTTAGTATATAAAATTCTGAATAGCTTTTTTCAATATAAATTTGAGAGAAAAAGTAAAGATATTATTGAACGGATTGAAATTGACTCTAATTTTTCGGAGTTTTTCGGTTCACCACAAATAAGTGTAGAAGAAGTTTTAAAAACAAAATTAAAGAAAAAGAATCATTTGGTTTTTGGTGTTCCAGGTAAAGAAATTTGGTTTGGTGGAAAATGGCTGGATAATGAAAAAAATATTAATAATATTTGGGATGATATAGGAAATTATACGGGTAAAAAGAAAGAAGATTTTAAGAAATTTCCGTTTTCTGAACATGAAAGAAAAGTGCATTTTATTTCCTCTTTAGAAGAAGATGTAACAGATGAAGAGGTTCTTGAGTATCAAAACCCCGGGGTCAATGATAAAAAAGAAATAGTTTTTAAAAGATGTTATAAAATTCCTTGGTTTGAATCTTTAAAAGTTTCTCCCAAAAATATTAAGCGTCTTAGAGATAAAAATAAATTTGTAGATTTGAGAGATGATTTTGGTTTTAATAAACAAGAATTTATTAATAAAATGAGATATAACTAATGGCTACAGTAACTAAAAGTATTGGTACAGATTCAAGAGATTATAGTACCATAACATTATGGGAAGCAGATTTAGATAATGGTTCTGTTTACAATTCTGGAGATGACGCTGTTGGTGAGTGTTATAATGATTCCGTTTTTGATGAAGAAATTAATTTTAGTAATGGAACAACAGTTGGTTTAAATTCTATTAAGTTAACTGTTCCAGAAGCTGAAAGACACGACGGTACTGAAGGAACAGGTGCGAGAGTTGTGCCAACTTCTACATCCAATAATTCTATTTTAGATTTTGATAATAATACTATTCCTAAAACGGTTGAATGGTTAGAATTGGATTGTAATGGTCTTGATTATAATTATGGTATTTATAATGGAAGTACATTTACTACAGAAATAATATTACGGAATTTAATTTTACATAATCTTAAAAATACAACTGGTTCTGGTAGTGTTTATGGGGTGTATGCTAATAATAGAGCCGTTCAAATAATGAATTGTTTGATTTATGATATTTCCAACAATGAATTTACTGGTGGTGATATTTGGGGAATAAATAATGATAATGATAGCTCTTTTGCCGCAGTATTAAATTGTACAGTTTGGTTATTGACGTCTGTACGATCTGACCAGTCCACGTTTGGAATAGAAGTTACAAATAATGGAACTGGTTATGGTGTTCAAAATTGTTTAGTTACACAATTAAGTGGTACCGCGACGGAAAAACTTTGTATTGTTAGTGCGGCTAATCCAACTTATGATTATAATGGTGTTTCTGATGATTCTGCACCAGGAGCAAATAGTTTACATAATTTAGTTGATACGGACCTTTTTGTTTCTACAGTTCTTGGGTCTGTAGATTTACACTTAAAAGAATCGGCGTCTGTAAAAGGTCAAGGAGATGATTTAGGTACTACACCGACTAATGTTAATATAGATATTGATGGTTTTGATAGAGATTCTGCTGGTGTTTCGTGGGATATGGGTGCCGATCAAACTGAAGGGGCGGATTCAAGTAGTTCTTCAGAATCAAGTGATAGTTCAAGTTCGGAATCAAGCTCTGATAGTTCAAGTTCCGAATCACAAGAAGAGAGTTCCCAAAGTTCTGAATCTTCAGAATCAAGCGAAAGTTCAAGCAGTTCTCAGTCTGAAGAACCTATTTCTTGGGTGATTGTTTCTCAGTCTGGTGGT